CATAGGATATAGCTTCATTTACAAACTTGTTATGTTCCTCTATCTTCCTGTTGAGAAGAGTAAGGGTACGGTTATAGTTTGCGTCAGTCGTATTAAGCGCATTACGCCTGTTCGTTAATTCAGAAATAAGATTGTTAGCCTGATTGATAGACGTAGGATTGATGCTCAACAATTCATTCGTTGATGTTTTCGTCAAAGATGATTGCAACTTTTCCAATCTGCCTTGCAATTTTTGAATAAGAGCGTCAGCCTTTGTTATCTGATTGCTGTTTAAAGGAACTTCAACCTTAAATTTATTCAATAGTTCAAGGCGTTTCTGTATAGCGGCAATCTTCTTGTTCAAGTCCTCAGCACTTTCCTCCGGCATACCAAGGGCAAGCTCAGACTGATCAGAAAGGTATTGTAGATTTTTCTGATTGGTCTGCTGCATCTTTGTTCCATAGGATATAGCTTCATTTACAAACTTGTTATGTTCCTCTATCTTCCTGTTGAGAAGAGTAAGGGTACGGTTATAGTTTGCGTCAGTCGTATTAAGCGCATTACGCCTGTTCGTTAATTCAGAAATAAGATTGTTAGCCTGATTGATAGACGTAGGATTGATGCTCAACAATTCATTCGTTGATGTTTTCGTCAAAGATGATTGCAACTTTTCCAATCTGCCTTGCAATTTTTGAATAAGAGCGTCAGCCTTTGTTATCTGATTGCTGTTTAAAGGAACTTCAACCTTAAATTTATTCAATAGTTCAAGGCGTTTCTGTATGGCAGCAATCTTCTTGTTCAAGTCCTCAGCACTTCCCTCAGGCATACCAAGGGCAAGTCCAGACTGACCAGAAAGGTATTGTAGATACTTCTGATTGGTCTGCTGCATCTTTTTATTCGCCTGTTCCTGCTTTGATGCTTGTCTATCCATCTCCTTTGTCCGTGCAATCTCCATCTCGTATTGCTGGCGTAGAAGATTAAGTTCTCTCTCATCGGAAATGGACAATTTGGGCGCACTGTTAGCAGTAAGGGAATATGCCGTTTTCAATCTGTTCAATTCAGCCACAAGATCATCTATCGCTTTCTTCTGACTTTCAAGATTGGCTTTTCTTGTAGCCATCCCCTTATCTCCGCCTGCATTTCCTAAGTTACGGTAAGTCTTTTCCAGTTTGTCATACTCTCTTGTCGCTTCGACAATCTTATTTGACAACTCTTCCATCTGAACAAGTATATCCATTTTCTTGTTCGACTTCCCTTTTCCTACCTTGGACGCGTTTTCATTCGCTTTGTTTATCTTATCTACAACCTCGCTAAGTTCGTCATTCATTTTGCCTATATCGGTCAACATAGGCTTGAAGGACATCTCCTGGTTAAAAGTGTCCTGCAACTTCTTCTGTATATCCTTTATCTGTTTGTCAAGACCGGAATCATCTAGACCGATCTTAAACTTTAATGCTCCTAAATCAACATCAGCCATAGTTATTATTTTTTAATTATTGCAAAAATAGCAAAAATAAGCACAAGAGCATGATTTACAACAAACAAAAATCCATTAGTATTTTTTAACATATTTAAAATGGTACTTAAAAACAATTATGTTATCTTTGCAATAAAATAATTTTTTAACTATGGCTATAGAAGAAAACAAAGTAACACTCGTTGGCGTAAATTCAGCCAGCGTAACATTCAGCAATGAAGCTAATGTGGAAAAACAATACAAGGTGAATGCGAATGTAAACGTATCAAACGGAAAAAACATTGATTCATTTGATGGCGGAGAGGTGAAGTCATTGGAATCAGAGAACCAACTCGCCACATTCTATTTCAATCAGAACGGTGGTATCGCAATCAACTACAACGATCATCCCGATTTGGAAGCACAAATTGCTATCATTACCATCATCAACTCTTTCGTAACCGATGTGAAAAAATACATTAACACGAAAGGCATCTCATCAGTTTCAATCTAAAAAAGGCAAGAAAAATGACGAACCAAGAAATGTTTTTAAAGAGATTAACTCTCTTGAATATCCCCTTATCACTAGAAGGGAAGGAACTTCCATCAGAACTGAAAGCAAAAATCATGCTTATGCGTGTCGCTTACGACAAAGCTGCAAAAGCATTCGATGATGATATGCAACAGGTTCTTAAAGAAATAAAGAAGGAAGGATATGACGAGCGCGCACAGAAAATCAATCACATGAGAGAGATTGACGGAAAGAAAGATGCGACAAAAGAGGAAAAGAAAGAAGCGGATGAAATCAGAAAGACAGAAGAAGATTTCAACAAGGAAACAGAAGAGTTGAACAAGGCATATTCCGAAGCATATCAAGAGAAGATGAAAGAGGAATGTGATATGAAGCCTAGAAAATTCGCTTTTGAAGGATTCGCTAAAATCATTGAACTTATTGGCACTGACGGTGCAATTAAAGTGAAATGGAACTCTCCCGAAGCATTGGAAATACCGAAGGAGGAATTTATCTCGCTTATCGCAACAAATCTTGTCGATGAATAAGCCGTTTTCTATATTGCTATTTTTTTTGTTACTGTCGTGTTCTTGTTCACGCAAGCTACTTCCATCTTCGACAAATACAACTATAGTAGACCACAACACGACAGTAACGGAAAGAGTAGTATGGCAATCAAAAATAATAACTCTTCCAACAGAGCACATACAACATACAACATTTGAAGAAAGTTCACACTTGGAAACATCATTAGCCGTATCAGACGCTAAAATAATGTCGGATGGCAGGCTTTTTCATAGTTTGAAAAACAAGAAAGACTTTCTACAAGACAGCATCCCATCCTTGGAAAAAGAAACGGTAGTGACGAAAGATTCTATAATAACCGTAGAGAAAATTGTAGAAGTAAAGGTAGAAAAGGAATTGTCTAAATGGCAAAAAATACTAATCAATCTTGGATACATAGGTATCGGTTTCATATTGTTTTCAGGTTACAAAATAGCCCGAAAGTTCCTGTAACTTTCGGGATTATTTCACTAGATGCCATACCACGTGGTAAACAAACTAATCTTCATAAATATTGTTTTTTAAATATTTCGCAACGCTATCCATTACGCATTCAACACACCAGCCTAGAAGGTATGCAAAGTGCTCATCCTGCCCGTTTTTATACCCCATTGCTATATCACAATACTCAAATACATTACAAACATAATGAGCAGATTCATGAGCAACAATCTTTACTCCTATACCATCGTTGGATAACCAAATAAGTACGCCTAAATTATTTGTACTTTTTTCTCTTACAAGAATAGTCATACCATCACAGCCTTTAATTTCATCCTTAGATATATCTATCGGGTCATGATTATGTTGAGTAAATTTTCTACATATTTTCCCCCATTGGTCATCCCCTACTACAACATACAGTTTAAGGGGATATATTTTAGGATCGTATTTTGTTATCATCGCAAAACATCTTTTAGTAATATATCGGGATGCTCTTCTTTAGGTTTAGATTCTTTGAACCTATATATAAAGCCACTTGCATCCTTGTTAGCTTCCTTATATAAATCTTCTGTAAGAGAAGCCTTGTACAACTTCATTTTCTCTTCAAAATGATAATCAAGTTTAGGCTGGTCCATTATTACTGCCTGTATATAACTCCATGAATATTTCCATAGCAAAGCCCAGTCCTTGATTATCATCAATCCTCCGAATAGCCTTAAATCCCCTCTGAATTGGGGGAAATCTTTTTGGATAGATCCTCGTGAGCCGATTTTGCATCTAGAGATAATTTCATGGCATCCTTCTTGCTTAATGTCGCTGTCGTATCTATCAAGAACGCTAAACGGATTGTATTTGTAAAAAAATCACTTACATTAGCCCCCTCCACGATGGCTTCTATCAACGGAGTTAGTTCCTTATGGTCATAATGCCTGCTTAACCACCAAGCGTATATACGTCTAGCAAAAGGAATTATCTCAAAAAACCAATAGTTGTTCAATACTCCTGCCGCTGCAACTTTGTACGGAATAGATGCGTCATTTTTCATAATTGCAATCATTTCCTTTTTCGCTGTATCGGGGTTGATAATGTCACGTATCAACAGCTTGTCTACAATATAATCGTATGCGCCTAGTCTAAGACCACGCACCTTGAATTTCTTATTGCCAACCATAACCTCTTTGTATTTATGAGTGGCAAACTTCTGCATCTTTATCTGATCATCTAAGTCAGGTTGTTTCCAATTAAATATTCCCATTTTTTAAACTAACTTGAACGGTTTAATCATTAATTTTCCTTTCACATCCACCTTTGATATGTTCTTTGGAGTATTTGTATGTACGAACACCTTGGTATATTTAGACGATACAATATCAAGTTTGGCATCGTCAATCAAAGATACGTGTACTATGCTGTTATCAAGCGCAACAAGGCTTACATGGCTGTTATCCTTGACATACATCTCTCCTATACCGAAATCGTTGAATGTGACAACGCAATCACACGAGCCGTTAAAAATAGACCATTTAGGATTGCTTATGAAAAGGTTGGTGTCATCAACAAAGATATTAAACTTCTCCCTAACTCCTGCAAATTCCTTCTTGATTATTTCATTTGACGGGTATCTGTTTAACAGGCAGAAGTCAATGCCTCTGATATATTTCTCGCATAATTCATATTTATCCGAGTTCCCCCATTCATTTGTCCATTCCTTACACAGCCTAAGACTTATAGCCTCTTGCTTTAATTTATCAGACAATTCTTTATCTGTCATGGCGTTATTTTTTACAGCAAAAATACAACAAAGGTTAACAAAAATCAAACACAATCAGTTAAAAAACAATAAAAGCCGGACGAAAACGCCCGGCTAATAATTCATCACTCGTCTACATCAACCACCGATACCCGAATTGTCAAGTTCGAGAACCATCATGGTTTTCAAATACTGAGTGTTAACTTCCAATGCTGTCACAGTAACGGAGAATCCAAGGTATCCTGCGTTACTTGGAGCACCTGTGAAGCTGACAGCCCATGATGCCTTCGGGAAGAAGATCATACGATCACCAGTACCGTTGATAATACCGATAGGACGTACAAACTGCTTGAATGCACTTGCACCAAACGCTTTCAGTTTCTGAGAAGCTCCCTTACCGAAAGCATCAACAGTATCAGTTAAACTACTTAATTCCAACTCAGCCCTGGCTTCGTTCCCTTGTGTAAAGAAAGCGAAAGCGGCTTTTGAAGTGGACATACCTGTAAAGGTAAATGCCATAGTACCTGGTGTGATATTCTGGAATACGGTAGCACCCTGCTCGTTCTTTGTTTCAGAAGTGTCAGCGTCAGTACCAGCGGATTCCGTAGTACCAGATTCAATATTGGGAAGAATCTTCGGATTCTTAAAACTTGAATATTGAGTTTCATCGGTAATCTCAATCGCATCAAATGTCAAAGCAGCCGACTGCCCGTTCAAGTAAGCAGGGCTGGTGTCTAAATTTACTCGTACCATTCTATTTTCTGTATTTAAAAAGTTATTGTTAATTGTTGAGAACGTATCTACCGATGCGCCTCCACTGTTTTTTCTCACGTTTTTCATGCGGCTAATCCTTTGAAATGTCAACATTCAACAGGACGGACATATAATAGAACCCAACCCCGTCAAACATTGGTGGTAAAACATTAAATATCTCGAAATGAAGCTGCACAGTCTTTTGAGGGAACAGTTCTACCATCTTTTCACTCAACGCATCCATGACAGACGGATATATGTTCCCAGGCAATGCCCTTACAAACAGAGTAACCGTAGCCATTGTTTCGCCTTTCCCGAAGTGACCGTAAGGGCCGCCCTCGGTATTGCTTACAATTCTTGTATTGTTGTTTACGACAATAAAACTAGTTACCTTATCATCAACACTTGCAGGACGCTGTACCTTATATACATCGTCAGCAATCTTCTTGTCCAATACAATATTGTACAAGGTGGTATTTATTGTTGAAGGATTAAAGTAGCCCATAACTTCACTTAAAATATTTGTTTAACATATTAGCTGCAATTTTCTTAAAAACCACAGTATATTTGCCCCCTTTTAAATCTGTCTTTGTCTTAATCCAAGAATCTGAAAGAACATTCAACAAATGATAGTTCTCCACATACTTGGCATAATACATGACAGCAGCGACAACCAGTTCATATTTGTCAGAACCATCGGATTTGTAACTGTTGAAGAAATCTTCGGCAAGTTCACGCCCCCAATATTCTACATTGTTACGTTTCCTAGGTTCATTTGCAACTTTCGTTGCATTTGCCCACACAATCTTCTTTAGGACCCCATCTTTATAAATGCCACAGCCATAACTATCTTCAAGATTGAAAGTCTGATTGGTAAATCCCTCTATGTCTTTTATATCATCCATGATATTCGTGGCGATATCTTCCATGAACTGCATGATAGAAGCATCCAAAGCAAGCTGGACATTACTACCAAACTCTTTCAATACTTTATCGTTGTTATTTGCCTGCATTTTTTGTACTTGTCTTTCTTGTTACTGGTTTACTCAGTTTATCAATCTGCTTTTTTAATGAATCTCGATCATCTTTTGCGCATTTCAACTCGTTTTTGATTTTGTTCATCTCATTATAAAGCTCCTGTATCTTCTGATAAGCATCATGAAGAGATTGCTGATAACTCAATATTTCTTCCTGTGCCTTTTTCAACTGAGCACCCTGAATAGCAAACCCTTTTTCAAGATTGTCCAAGGTAGAAGAATCAATTTCAGTTTCCATTTTTTCCTTCTTCTGCTTAAACAGTAATATTGAAGTTAGAAGGGTTATACCATTAGTACCCAACAAAGCAAGTATTATTTCCGTCCAATTGATTGTCATAGTATTCTAGTTTTCTATTTGGTTAAAGTATATTACCGTACCAAATTCCATATTGTTAAATGGAGGTTTCTTTATCTCACGCCAGCTATTGCTGTTGTCCGAAAACGGATGGTTGAAATTCTGCCAATCCAACAGACACCCGGAAGGTATGGTTACATCGTTATCTTCTAGGTAGGCAGCATATTCGGACTTGTCAACATCATTCGTTTCCGAACCAGTATCCTTTTCCTGTATGTTTGCCCTTCCTTCGTATATCATCTCCCAATACGGGGTGGTCTGATATTTATCCGAACTGTTCTTGTTCTGATAAATTCTAACCATATCAGGAAACATATCCTCACCTAAAATACTCTTTCCCATACTACCATCTTAATCTAGTTATTTCAACATCAGTTCCAACATCCAAATTCAAACCCCATTTGGCGTATAAATCCTTTGCGCGTTGCTCCAATCTTTTCTTGTCATTGATAGAAATAGTCTTGCTTGTGTCGGTAATTGACCAGTTCCCGGCTTTCTTCGTCTTTCCCTGTATCGTTGAAGGGGCAGTGCAAACAATGAGCAACAAGTCAGCATAAGCCAAATCCTTCTTCATCTCAGACGTTTCACGGCTGTCATCAGACAAACGGAATCCCCATTTCTGGGCAACACTGATATACGATGTGTTTTTCAACTCATAGTCAATCTGTGCTTTCAGATATTCACGCATAGACATATAGAAATATGCTTCTACCTTCATGTTACCCTTTGCTGTTATCTGAGGGGTAACTTGAATAGTGAACGGATTATCCGAAACTTTCAGTCTATCCTCCGGCTTCAATGTTTCATTGTCGGCAATAAGCCAGTATCCGAACTCTACACTTTCTTCGGGAATAGCTTGGAGCGTGAGAGTATCTCCAATGAAATACTCCCCTGCGCCCTTTGCTGTGCCTTCGCCATTTATATCAATAATGACCTTCATGGTTCAACTTTTTGCAATCCCGTATTTGACTGTTCGTCAACCTTCATGATGATAAGGTTGTTCGGATTCTTCATCACAGGACACGCCCACAATTCACCTGAACTCTTCTCAGCATACGGTTCAGAAGAATACTGATGCAAGAACGCGATACGTTCGCCTTCCAAAGAAGAAATACGTACAGCCGGGTTGGTATCCTGCAAATACATTGACGGTGAGTTCTTGATACGGAAGAACTGACCGCTCTGAACAAGAACAACGGTGTTCTTTTCAAAAGACGGTTTGGCTTCCTCAATCACACCAAGTTTGTTCCATTTTGATTTTTCATCAACAGGAATAATCACAGGAATAGAGAACACCTTCATCAGCACATCAACAATCTCCTGATTGTTCATAGGATAGATTGTAGTAGATGCTGCGGCAGGAACAAGACGAGCCTGTACTGCTGCTGTCACTTTCGGGTGCATCAGGAAGTTGTCATACAAATCCTTGGACATTTCAAAGTGATCGTATGGAACACCATCATTGTCGGCAATCTTACACATTCTTTGAAGGTCTTTAATAGGATCAGCGTTCTCGTTCGGTGTCCAGTCTGTATCGCTAAACCATTTCTGTTTCAACGCTTTCAACTTGTGTTTTGCAGGAACACGATAGTCAATCTGAACAGGGATTGAGTTGGTACCACTAGCTGTATAGTTAAGCATACCTGTAGAAAGAGCCTGATAAGTCATGCAGTTCAACTCGGTATGGAAACCTTGGATACATGCTTCCATCTTTGTGTACCACTTCTCACGGATCTTGTCAAGCAATGCACCTTGCGGAATGTCAAGTTCATAGAACTCCTGAATATCGGTTTCCATAAACTGAATAGCGTGACCCATCTTCGGAATACGGCCCGAATACCATTCAAATCCAGTAGTGTCCATGATAGGCTTTTCAGCCAAAGGAGCAAGCATCACAGGACGGGTAGCCTGTGTGTATTCGTCAACCATCACGTTCCATGATTTGCTCATCTGAGGAACATCCCAATCTCCGTAGCTTCTCCAGTTTTCGTTATCAAATTTCTGATTGGCATAATCCATAAGTTCCTGCATCTCCCCAGAGAAATGCCAATCATAGAAACTAAATGTCGATCTTTGCATAAAACGAAAAAATTTAATTAGTTATACAATGTGTAACGGAAAACGCAAGGATATGATTCATCATCCTTCATCGCCTTTTTGATTGCCGAAGCTACGGGCGGAATGCGTTTTTCCAAAATCTCACTTGTCACCATCCATGCACCGTTGAAAGGATAGAGAGTGGCACCTGGAATGGTGTCAACATCATAAGGCAGGATAGCATTAGGAATAACCTTGAATTTTGCGCTAGCACCAACCTGTGTAACTTCAACCAAAATATCGGTCAATTCCAATTTACCTGCATCCCCGGACAATGTAAGGATGTCATATTCGTCATGAGACGAATCAATAGCGTTAATGGTAAAGCCAGTTGTAGTACCTGCGGCAGTAGTAGGTGCTTTACCGACAACCATGCCAACCTTGGCAACTGTATTACCCATGATTTTTTCAACTTTTACCGTAGCACCAGAATCCGATTTCTCATATATTCTGAATGAATAGTGAATGTCACCGCCATTCTGCTTTGAGGAATCACATTTAATCATGGTACCAGCCGGAAGTTTGTTCCCAACTGTAGGCATACGTTCTACTGAAACGTTACATCCTACCAACAGTACGTGCAAAGACGTATCATTAGAAAAGATATGTCTTGCGCCACCAATCTTACTATAACTTGTTGCAAGAACTCCTGCTTTCATAATTAAAAAAACTATTTGTTAATTTTACTGTAATATCGGCTGACAATGTTGTTTTCCTTGCTAGCCTTATCTTCTTCTCTCTTTCTATCTATGAATGACTTTACATCGCTAGAACCACCCTTGTCAGAGATGAAAGGATTAATGCCATCCTTTGTGTATTTAGTACACGTTTCATTGTACTTTCCCTGTATTTTCAGAAGAATGCTTGTATCTTCCTCTTCGGGCGAAATCTGAATGTTCTCAAAAATGATGTTGCGCAACAACTCGTTAGGCATACCTGCTTCCGGGCGTTTAATCAAATCAGACAGCTTCTTGCGCTTTTCAGTTACAATCTGCTTCTGCTTTTCCTCCTGCTCTTTAGCTTCAAACTCTTTCTTGAACTTTTCAAACTCTTCAAGTTTAGCCTTGACATCATCGGGCAACTCAAACGATTTCTGTTCGGATGATTGTTGTTGTGACGAATGTGATTTTTCCCATTCCTTTTTCAAGTTGGATATCTCCTGTTCCTTGATTGTATCCCACTCTTTGCGCTTATCAGACGCAAACGCTCTTACCTGACCTGCCACAGTGTTCTTTAAATGATTCACAACACTTTCATTCCAGAACTTTTCCGCATTTTCCTGCGGTGCGAACGCTGAGAACTCATTAATTGTCTGTTCGATTGTACGATCTGTAATAACGGAGCTACTTTCTCCCAACGCATTCTTGATACCTTCAAAAATGACTTTTACATTTTCATTCATATACTATTTATTTTTTTATGTGATTCATGCACAAGACCTTTGCGCACAGTAAGTACCTCTTACCGATGCAAATGTAGTTAAAAAATGTGTATAAGCAAAAAAATATTTTAAAAAACATTATATTTGCAAAATACATACAGAAAGATGGAAGAAATTGACTTAAAATACCGAGGATTAAAGACTAAGGATGTTGTCAAATCGCTGAAACGATATGGCAAAAGGGGAATCATACCATATAAAAGCCTTGATTTCGTCCAAAGATATATAGAGGACAGAAGAAGCAAGGGGTACAAGGTAAATATGCTTGCCCCACAGAAAGGTTCACAGGAGGCATTTCTAAGGAACAGGGCAGGGATAAAGATACTTCACGGGAATCGTGGGGGAGGAAAATCCGTATGCCTTGGAATTGATATACTAAGTTCATGCAACCATCCGTCATTTTCCGCACTTGTTTTCCGTAAGGACAAGACATCCGCAGAAAAAGCGGACGGTATTCTTAAAGTGGTTTCAAAGATGGTTGAACCTTATGGTGAGTATATTGATTCAAAACGCCTTTCAAGACTTGACGCAGGAGGTGAAATACGGTACGATTATTTCGGTGATGCCTGCCTGTCGGGAGAAAAAGGCGTAAGCGAATTTAAGGACAGACAACAGGGTGGTAACGTTGTCAAGGTGGCGATAGACGAGTGCTCACAGGCAACAGAACCTATCATAAACTACCTTCAAACGGTATTGCGTTCATCATCAGGACTAAGAACAAGTCTTATAGGCGCGTGCAACCCAAATCCGTACAGCGATTTCTGGAGAGCAATGGTATCATGGTGGGTAGACGATGATGGAATAGCAATTCCAGAAAGATCGGGGAAAGTAAGATATTTCTTTCAATATGGAGATACTATACATGAAACAGCATGGGGTGACAGCCCACAAGAAGTATTTGCTCAGGCAAAAGATTATATCATCGCAAGATTCGGTAAAAATACCAAAATTGACGAAACAAACTGTAAAAGATACATCAAGAGCATAACCTTTATAGCTTCCGGGCTGGAAGATAACAAGATACTTATGGCTTCCAATCCCGACTATCAGAAAAACCTTGGAGGAACAGCACAAGAAGTATCCATAAACGCATTAGGTTCATGGAAGCTGATAAAAGGGGGAAACGAGTGGATAACCCGTGACGAAATGGAGGAAATGTTCTCATCTCAGCCTGTGTTTGACGATTACTTTGAATGTGCTACACTGGATATAGCATACGGTCTTGGTGACGTTTGTGTAATGGGGCACTTCATAGGACATCACTTACAAGACCTAGAATGGTCAAACACATTAAAGCCTAGGGATTTGAACCTATGGGTAAGAAACAATCTACGGAAATGGGGAATCGGTGAAAACAGACTGGCATTTGACGGTCTTGGAGCACCTACATTCCGTGACGCATTTCCCGAAAGCCTGGCAATACTTAGAGGTGTTCCGAAAAGACTAGACAAAAGCAAGGATGATCAACCTGTAAGATTCTATTTCGATCTAAGGGCACAGCTTGCCGATGAGATGGTAACACGTATAAAAGGAACAAACCTAGGATATTGCGGATTCAGTATAAACCCGGAACTTCTTGACAAACCATATGTAAACAAAACAATACGGGAAGCACTGATGGACCAGAGAAGAGCAATAAGACGTGATGTGGAAAGGGAAAACGGGAAACTAAGGCTGTTGAAAAAACAGGAGGCAAAAAAGATTGTAGGATGCTCTCCTGACTTGATAGAAGGAACATTTTTATACAGGACATATTTTGATATATGCGATGTAATGATTGACATACCTAACGATATAATGGATGAATTAAAATATTTATAATTACCTATGGAAATTTTAAAATTAGACGTTTTATTACGAAAAGAACCGTTCAAAGTGGCACTTCCGTCAAGAGGTGACGATGGGAGAGGTGGAGGAACAAAGAAAAAGCCAAGGCGCTCCGCTTTGATATACAAATATATGTCACAGGATGACTTTCTAGCACAATGGGATACATCAGGACATTATATACACAACAGACCCGACTGGAAAGACAGTATCCCGTCAGACGAGGATGCCACATCATCGGATGATGAAAGCGCGAATGTAGGTGCTCAGAAAAGAAAAAAGAAATTGGCATCAACTCCCTATGTACTGCAAAGACGAGCATTTCCTCTTCAAAGGATGATACACAAGAAAAGGGTATCACACCTGTGTACCAATCCTCTTAAATTTCAGATAAAGAAAAGCGCGTCAAACCAGCAGAACAGGGATAAGCTGACAACATACAAGGAATACTGGACTGATTCTCTCATGGAAACAGCCAAGTTTGAACTTATAAGCGAAGCCGGAAAGGTAGGAGATGCTGCCATATATATATATAAGGATAAGGACGAGATAAAATACAGGTCTTTCAGCTACTCAAAAGGAGATATACTGTATGAACATAAAAACAGAAGAGGGGAAAGAATAGCTTTCGCAAGGGAATATACAACCACATATATCTCGGCTGATGGAGAAGAGCATACAGACACACTTGTCGATGTATGGACTAAAGATGAGTTTTACACGCTTGATTCCAACGGAGATATAGCAACGGATATTGACGAGAACGGAAATATCATACAACTGCATCAATTCCATAACCTGGGATTTATACCTGTAGTATATCTACGGCTTGAACTTCCATTTTGGGGGGCAGTACAGGACTTGATAGACGATTTCGAGTTCTTAATGTCAATGATAGGAGAATACAACACACGACAGGCATTCCAAATGCTACTTATCAAGACTAACGGAAGAATAAACATTCAAAGAAACGGATTGGGAGGAACTTCCATTTTACGTGTAGGAGCAGAAGATGATGCACAGTTCATGGGTAAAATGGACGCTTCAAATTCACTATTCACCGAAATAGACAACATATACAACGGAATACTTGACGGAAGCGGTGTCGTTCCGCCAATGCAATCATCGTCAGGTGACAGACCTACTGGAACAACGGCAATGTATTATGAGCCGGAAATGGAATGGGCGAGAAGTGATGCACAAATGATGAACACAGCCATAAATGACATGGCCAATATATTCAAATACTATGTAGGAGTAATGGAAGGTGACGCAACAGGTTATAACGCTCTAAGAATAAACGCTACCATAGAACCATACTCATACATAGATTTCTCCGAATGGAACAATACACTCGTTCAGCTTGTGAACTCCCGAATAATATCATTACAGACAGCAAGAGAGGAAAGTGATTTCTCAGCAAATAACGAAGATGATAGAATGGACGAACAAGACAGAAGATTAAACGATATGGAAGCTAGAGTTATAGAGGAAAATAATGAAAACAATGAAAACAACGATAACAGCTAAACTATGGGAAAATTTATAAACTTACTAAGAAAAATAAGAAGGGCATTGGACTATATATGCCTTAACAATTTAAGAGTTGACGGAATGGAACACCTCATTGCAGGAATACTTGTAGTAAGCATGGCGCAATGGTTTTTCTCCGTATGGACAGCAATAGCACTAACCTTGTTCCTCCTTGTAGGGAAAGAAATCGTCTACGATAAGTGGCTTAGACAAGGAGTGCCCGAATGGAGAGATATATTCTGGGGAGCAGTAGGTATGGTTCTTGGATTAATTTAAAAAAAAAATAACACCACAAAGTTTTTATATATCAAAAATTATTATTTACTTTGTGGTGTCTAAACTTAATAGCGGCACGAGCCGCATACATCGGCTTTTTTGTGCCCATATATAACGTGTATCTCATTACAAAAGATATACTGCACCGTGTCGGGATGTAGAAATACTCTCGGAGTTTTGCTATTAAGACTTAGACAACACGTAGTGCAGTTTTTTTATTGTCTAAAATAATAGCTATGCTAGAATTAATCTTATCTAAAAAGAGTAGCGAAAGCGAAATAAAATCGTATTTCAACGCAGTTCTTGAATTGTCAAAGTCTGACAATGAGTTCCCAATCAATCTTGATGAAGTATGGATGCTTGTTTATGGCAGGAAAGAGGAAGCTGTAAGAGCACTAACTTCAAGTGAACAATTTATAGAAAATATTGATTATCAAGTTTTACGCAAAAATGCGGAAAACCAAAAAGGCGGAAGACCTACAAATGAATACAAACTTACCATTTCCTGTATGGAGTTTTTTATTGCTCGCAAAGTACGTCCAGTTTTTGAGGTTTATAGGCAAGTGTTTCACAAAGTGGCAAAGCATGAACTTTCCCGAAAGGAGCTTGCATTAATGGTAATACAAGCAGAAGAAGAGAAAGAGAAGCTTTTATTAGAGAATAACCATCTTTCCGAAACAGTAAATTTACAAACGGAAGAGTTGCAGAAAGCCGCCCCAAAAGTCAACTACTACGATAACCACCTACAAAGTGTAAACACACAGACAAGCACACAAGTAGCAAAACAAATTGGAATGTACGCTGAAAAGTTACATAAAAAACTTAAAGAAATAGGAATTATATATCGACAAAGCGGTCAATGGATACTTCATACTCCATACTCAACGTTTGGATTGCACTCTACCCGTACACAAACGTACACACGTTCGGACGGTTCTGTAGGAACAAGCATATACACAGTATGGACTACCAAAGGTGTTCGTTTTATTATTTCACTGTATGAAAACGATTGGAATGTGAAGAAATCTATAGAACAAATAAAATGATGGTAGGCATTTACAACCAATTAAACACTATTTAACTAAATTGGTATCACCCTTGGTAGAAGGGGATGAGGACGTGGAGTGGTCGACAGTAGTCGTGGCAGTGAAACGTCAATATATATGTGTATGAATGTATATAATTACCTAGCAGAGGTCACGGGTAAACAACATGCCCATGTTATGCGTGATATTCGCAATCTATTATCGCAAGGTGTAGCCGAATCCAATTTTGGATTGGGCTCATACACAGACGATAACGGTCAAGAAAGACCTCTATTTAATCTAACTCCGAAAGGTTGTCTTATTCTCGCTTCTGGCTATGATGCAGTTCTACGTGAAAAAATCATAGACCGTCTTGAATAAATAGCCTTCAAAAAAATATTGTTTTCGTTTGGTAGTATGGAAAGTTTGCGTAACTTTGTACCGTTCACAGATGACGATTGCATTCGTTACGTTAAGCAAGCGGTTAAGTTGCTCATATCATACATGGTTTTTTTTATGCCCTTATTGGATATTGGCGGTTGCCTTTACGTAAGATTATAGTATTTGCTCTCGTAGCGAATGCGCCATCTGTGAACAGCGTAAAGTGCAACCGCTTTCTTTTTGATAAAGTTGCCACATATAATTTCTTATAATCTTAAATGTTCACAGATTATGGCAGAATTAGTATTTCAAAACAACAACGGCAACGATGTGACTACTTCGTTACTTGTTGCGGAAGTGTTCGGGAAAGAACATAGTAAAGTAGTCAGAGACATTGAAAGTCTTTCATGCTCAGCGAGTTTTAATGCCGCCAATTTTGGCGTTATTACCTACATCGATAGTAGAAATCGAGAACAGACCGCTTATGAAATGACAAAGGACGGTTTTAGTTTCCTTGTCATGGGCTACACTGGGGCAAAAGCCGGAGAGTTCAAGGAAAGATTCATCAATGAGTTCAACAGACGGGAAGCCCTACTAAAGGATGATGATTACATCTTGATGCGCTCCCAGCAGATTCTACAGAAACGTATAGAGATTGCGGAGGAAAAGATTAAGTGTCTTGAACAGCAAAATTCCAAGCTCCAGCCGAAAGCGGACTTCGCCGACAAAGCCTTTGCAATGGAAGGCAAGTGCGATATAGGACAGGCTGCCAAGATACTCGGCTTACCATTCGGACGAAATACCTTGTTCAAGAAGCTTCGTGAAGCAGGAGTATTCTTTGCTAACAGGAACGAACCAAAACAGAAGTATATTGATGCTGGGTATTTCGAGATGAAAGAAAAGCCTATTCCAAGAGAGAATCACCCAGGTTTTGTCGTGATGGTTGTTCTATGCACACAAAAAGGTCTTGCATATATCAACCACCTATTTGGCGGGAAACCGTCTGATGGAAAATTAGCGAGAATAGTATAGCACTATACATCTGTTATTACTAAAAAACAAGGAGCGACAAAAATATCGCTCCTATATTTCCTTTAACGTATGATTAATCACTTTATCGTAACCCAAACCTGTTCACCACGCTTTATCGCATTATCAATCAACTTGTTCAACTTGTCAGAAGTATAGCGTGATTCGGTAAGTCTGCCTTTTGATGTATTGTTGCCAACAAGGATACACCCGGCAGAATCCTTTGCTGTATTCCCAGCGTGAAAAAGAATACCATCAAAATGAGGAACATTCAACAGTCTTGGCATATTACGCCCGAATTTTGGTGACCAGTTGTATATAACCTGGTATTTTCCATAAGGAATAGCAGATTCAGCATAAACCTTCTTCTCGTTTCCATCAAACACTCCGTTCTTATTCACGTCAACAACACGATCTTCAAGCGTATTACTGAAAAACTCACCATCAATATACAAACGCCCTATAGTATAATTAGGCTTACACCATTTTCTTTCTACTAATAGTTCCATGATTTTTTTTATTTATTTATACATTGCAAATATACAAAAAAGTATTATATTTGCAATGTAATAATTAGGCTAGTTGATATTTAGATGTGCATTAATGAACAAATGAACACCATTATAAAGTATTCGGTGATTCTTTTATGATAACTGATAGTGGGCGTTGGTATCGCCCCGAACGAATTAACGTTCTAAAATGTATGTAAAAATGTACATTAATACCTAAAACATTATATTTATCTTTGCCTTATCATAAAGCATCCGTTAATGGATATAGCTTAAATAGTTATTTTCATGCAAAAACTAAATTAGTATCACCCTTGGTAGAAGGGGTTGAGGACGTGGAGTGGTCGGCAGTAGTCGGGGCGGTGAAGCGTCAATATGTATGTGTATAAACGTATATAAATACCTTAGATAATAATACATACCTTTGCACTATGGACAACGAAAGAGAAATATTATCCAAACTTGACGCTATCATACAGAACCAAAAGGTTTTGTACGAGAATCAAATTGTCATATTTCAAACTCTAGCATCAATTGGGCAAAAGGTGTACAGTCAAAGCGATTTCAAGAGTTTGATGATAAACATGGTAGCAAACGGTATAACAGAAAGAGTAGAAGCCAATGATCAACAAAGAAGAAATATCTAAGATTGCAGACTATTACTTCCAGGTAAAAAGACTTGCGAACGGTATCAAATCGTCAACCAAAGAACGTGCGGAGAAGTTTTCTAAAGACCTTCTAGCCATATTCCTTTTGGCAGGGGCTAAATCGTTCAAGTCAATATCAAAACTATCGGATATCCAAAAAGAAAAAGTGATGGAACTGACCAAAAAGTTCCGTGAGGATATATATAACGACATATACCAATATGTACTGGAAAGCAATAAACTGTCACTAGAACTAAACGATGATATTGGATGGGAGTATATTTCAATGACGGACAACGGCATTAAGGAATATATGGAAAGGACATACGGTGGAGAAACGACAAAGCAGAGAATAAACACAAATACAAACAGATTCCGCGCTGTTGTTGAAGTATATCTTGCCAATACATTACTGTCCACAAAAACGAACAATATAGAGAAAATAACGGATGAGGTTCAAAAGAAGATATGGAACAACATATCATCACCATATAACGTATCATTTATTCCACCAAGCAAACAGAAACATTATGGGAGAGGATATGCTACAAACGGTATAAGCCAGTTGTATGTTATAGAGCAACAGATGATTCTAGGAATTTTCAATGAAGCAAATTACAACTCATGGAAAAACATTCCAAATTTCAAGGGATGGAGGACAGCAGTAACGTCTAAAAACCCATGCCAGTTCTGCATTGATGAGCAATACAGAATACACACAGACAGACCTAAGCTGCCGTTCCATGCCCATTGTTTGTGTATATTATATCCGGTGTTTACTGAATAAGAAATTTGTTATAGACATATCAATATGTGTTATTGGGAAGAATCTCTATATGCTAAAGAAACTCTAAACTCATTAACTTCTTTACTAGATAAATCCCATTCCAATTCTGTGGTATGTAAACCTTGATTATATATGTATCTAGAATAATTACTTCCGCTTAAATTTGGAGTTTCCCAAATGCCTGGTTCTTCTTCATAATCAGGTATTGTCATAAAACATTTTAACCCTGTTAATCTACCACTTCCATCATCTATTGTATAATTTTCTTCGTAAATGTATTCTCTTCCAGAAACAGAAATAGAATCACGTTCTATATCACCCCATGTCTTAATACCAGGATTAAATAAAGTTTTATTATTATTATCTTGTACAACCATTTGCACACGTATGTCATAAGGTATGTATGTTCCCCTACCTGAATTATCTATAAAAATAACTTTATAGAAAAATCTCTTTTTAGGAGTAGTTATTTTCACACCTGTTATTTCTGTCTTATATCCAAAACACTCTGGAATAATAGGGAATTTATATCCTGTAGATGATGAAATCTCATGTGCTTCATTATTACTGTCAGGGTGACTTCCATGTACTGCTACAGCCATTATGGTACAAGACCAAGTGCCTATATCCATACTTTTAAAAGCAGAATAAATATTTGAATTGTTTGGAGAAAAACCTAATCTTAGACTATCAGAAGTTCCTCTTTCTCCTAAAAAAAATCTTCTATTACCATTCTTCTCTGCAATAATTAAAATAGCACATCTCCATGATTTTATTGAACTAGAAACAGTATCATTTATAAGTAGTGATAAAAGATTTCTAGAACTTCCATTTAAATCAAGTTTTACAGTTTGACTATACGTATCATAATCTAATATATTTGATGGAAGAATGTTTATATTAAGTTTTACAGGATATTCTACATGATTATACCCATCAAAATCAGTAATACGATATGCGCTTTTGGGAGATTTATACTCTGCGATAGTGCTAGATGGAACAGAATTTCCTATTGTATATATTATCATTTTTGTAAACGCAGTATATGTAGAATCGTTAAACTGCACAACGCCTAAATCAGATCTATCAATTGGTTTGATATATGAATATCTGTTTATTCTCCCATGCGTATTTGCACACGCATATCCCAAATCATAACCATCACTAGTGGGACCGATACCTAGAGTAGGATATATATCACTATCCAATCCGACAGGTGCAGTAATTTTACCGTTAGAGTGACCCATAATTACCCCCTTCCTCTATAACGGTAAAAGAACCTTTACAAACAACAATGCCATTATAACTGATACTACGACAATGAATATCGCCATCAATTATAACAGCATCAGAAATGTCATAATCACTAGGAAGTTCCTCACCACATAGTGTTATAACTTCGACTGCCCCTGTGCAGCTAGACTGCCCCTGTGCAGCTAGACTGCCCCTGTGCAGCTAGACTGCCCCTGTGCAGCTAGACTGCCCCTGTGCAGCTAGACTGCCCCTGTGCAGCTAGACTGCCCCTGTGCTCCCTCGCTTCGCTTCGGTCGCACACCAAATTTCCGTTTACAAACAAATTAATTTTCATCTAACTCACGTATTAAATCATTAACATATTTTACACAGGAATCTAACTCATCATACCCGTCCAAAATCAGAGCACCGACAGTGATGTGAAGTTTGTCTATCACTTTTTTTTTAAACAGCACAGCATTCGCCTTGCTTGTATCAGACTTTTCTATCACCGTTATTGCAGAATCAATAATCCTAGTTACTTCGGATGGTGGCATCATGGGAATATCAGCACCTTTCCGCCAAGACTGATATTCTCTCATTTTTTTAAGAAGCTCTTTTTTTCTCATGTGTTTAGTAAATAAGGGGTGATTATGGCTAAATGGATATTGACCCATAAAACACCCCTTTTATGTGATATGAAAAGATTCAAAATTAAAACAACAGTCCATAAGACAAATATTGTTTTAAGGATCTTTTATGGTGGCAAAATCACCACAAAGATAATAATTATTGCGAATTAAGCCAAATAAATATATAAATTAAACAACAATCTCCCAATCATCGGCAAATACATCACTGATAGACGGAACCCATGAATCAGCGCGTCCGGTGTTCTCGTTGTAAATAAGGCATTGACTCGTATAGTCAATGAAACCTTTGTCTTTCAGAATAAGGTCTTTTGCCGATTGGGGAAGCGATTGCATCTTTGGAATAACATCACTCTCTATATGAGCCGGAATCTGTTTGAACACCATTAATCCTTTTCCGTTCCAACCGCTTCTACGAATTGGAAAACCTGCTTTGAGAGCCATAATAGCCATACCAAAATTCATCTTTATTACTTTTGCACCATCAGAACCTTGCATACGCTGTATGCGAGTATCAAGAAGCCGTATATAGTCGAACATTGTACAACACTGCATTTCCAGTAAACACTTGTTGTACATATCATTAACGACTTCATCCATTTTCCCTGAATCTATGAAAGCGGCTAACTTTACATATCTTCCATTGACTTCTTCGGCTTCTATCTGCATACGGTCAACTGGTGTTTCTGCAATCTTATATGCCTTTTCAAACACATCTTTAGGCGACCAACTCTCGTAGCCGTCTTCGTATACCACCTTGTATCCTTCTTCCACTTGTTCCATAGTTCTTGGAATAGCATCAGTGGGCAGATAGACCTTACCACCCTTGCGAATTGCAGGTGTAGCCTGAACTAACTTTGTTCCAATGTACTTTTTCATTTCAATCTAATTTAATTATTTTATAGTCCAAAATAAAGTATTTCAAATACATCCATTTCTATCTTTTTCACAACGCTCTCATCAAATTTATCCTCGTCAATGCTTTTTATGTAGTCAACCAAAGAATGAATCTTCCTGTTAACATGAATCATAGTAGAACGAACATCATCAATCATCACGCTGTTTGAAGCCTTATCCATCTCCTTGTCTGCAAAAGTTCTTTCATGTATAGTTCCATCTTCCTCAATTTTGTATGAAGGAATTTTGAAGAACTCACATACATCAAAACGGCTCATAAGACTAACTGCATTCATCATGTTTGTAATATCATCATCAGAGCAATCCAAGACAATATCTCTATAATCTTCACAAACCAAACAACTTTTAAAAGAAAAATATGGAATATCATCCTCCGAATCAAAAGGCCATGTTTCTTTATACTCGTTTGCTTTCATCTCAACAAACCTAGAATGATCATAGCCAACAGACTTATATTCATTGATAACATCAATCCATCCTGTAAGTTTAGACATTGTATCATTCAAATACTTTTCATACAATACAACATCGTAATACAATGCAGGGATAGCATTATCACGGGAAGAGAAAGTTATAGGTTCAGAAATACATTTCAAAACAGATAACTTGCCCAACACAAAATTAAATATATCAGCTAAAGGATATTCACTCTTTATTCGTTTCATAACTACTAATAAAATCGGATGGAGGAAAACCCGAAATATGGCAAAAAAGATAAACCTCCATCCGCAAACAAAAACAAGAATTTGATCAATACAAGCAAAAATCACACATTTCGGACAGCATTGCAATACTAAAAGGGTAAATCATCCCGTCTTTCAGGCTGGACAGGTGCAGGTGATGGAGCAGGTGCAGGTGATTGTGCTGGTTGCGGCATATCTATCTTAAAGCACCCAACTTCATTGTAATATTTACCCTGGTATTCTCTTGCTCTGATTTCAAGATGGGCAGTAATGGTATCACCCTCTTTCAATTGAAGATCACACAGGTTGCCCATTACATAGAAATACACTTCTTTGGCATACATAGAACCAATTTCCTCAACGAGAAAATTTCTTTTTTGCCAAGGATTACCTGCCTTACTTGTACCAGTCTGTAACTGACCTACTTTCTTTACTTTACAATTTAATACTAAATCCATTTTTTTATTTTTTATACTTATATTCTTTAATTTTGTCCAACTCTCTCATTGCGGACAGCCTTCTTTTGTGAGCGTCCACCCTTATCCAGAAAACCTTCCAGCTAACTTCCTTACCGTTAGTGGTGTTCTCTTTAAGTATCTTGCCACATTTTAAAATCTCGTTGACAAGATAATCATACCGTTCTTTATCATAGCAATATCTCATGCGACAAAAGTAATATTAAAAAATAAACTAATACAGAAAACAATAATAAAAATTGTTAATCAAACAGTTAATTCTTCCTCTTCCTCTTTCGACAATGCTTCCACGTCACCATCTTCACCTTTAGGGAAATACAGTTTATCAAGATAATTGCTTGCTTCACTCTTTTCAGTGAAACTCTTTACAACACTCCCCCGTTTGCTAACGACACGGTAACTAATATTATCCTCTGCTACAACTTTGTAACAATTTAAATCATCCACATCTACAACATCGGGAGCATTATCATCAATACGCATCATGCTCAATATATGAGAATACTCATTCACCTTCACCGTACAGGAAAAAACATTAGGAACTGGTTCTATTATCAATCCGGCATTTATCAATGAATCAAAAACAGAACGCCTAGGTTTATATTTCAGTTGCCTCCTTATAAACTTCAACGTTATCATATTATCTCCTCTCTGTGCGGATAATACGCACAAACGTAATACCCGTAACGCATCAATACTACATAGAGGCGAAAGGTACCTGTACAACTGGACAGGAGTAAATTTATGGTAATAATCAAATACTCCCTCTTCCTCTATTTCCCTTACACGCCTTTCCCTTTCTTTATTCCTTACCGTCAAATTAGTGGCTTTCCTTACCGACATAGACTATCCTTTCCATGTATCGTTTTCCTTTATCCATTTACGTTCATCATCACTAAGATCGCCTGTTGATTCACGATGATATACACACTTGTTGCATAACCCTGCCTTGGCACGGACACACTTGTCGCAATCGTATGGGAAAAACGCTATGGTGGTCTTGTCGTAGAAATCTTCACCAGCATCATCATCAGAAAGCCAACCTTTGAACTTTGCAAGCATATCAAGTGCACCTTTCACATCCTTAAAATCAGCAGTATCTATATCAGAACGCTTTAGGAAACTTTCTATAAGGCTTATCGCATCTTCAAATTCAAGGTTATCCTTGTTTATCAAAGTCTTTGTCTTTTCCTTATTCTCACCTTCCAATACACGCCTCATGGATGGTGTCACATAATCGGAAGCAAGCATGGAAGATTTGGCATAATTGACAATCTGTGTTATCCTTGGAGAGTTCACCCATTGCTTGGCTTTCATAAGCAAAGAACGCTCTGACATACCCTCGTCAACAACGTGTGTTGCCTTGTAAAACAAGACAGGATTGGTATCTATGACATAAGCGGACGCAGCCCATAACTCCATCTCATTCGCATCATCAATATGCTTTGCTATATCAATCTTCTTCTGTTTTTCATCGTCAATAAGAAGATTGTTACTAAGGGGAAGTTTACCCCATCCTTTATTCAAACCCATTATCTTTCCTCCTTTATCCTAGACTTTATCTCCCTTACCCTCTCGTCAAGTTCAGAAGTATATTTCAAAAGATTATATATAGTGCTCCTGTCAATACATAAGAAATCAGAAATCTCAGACATGCTTAATCCCATGTCACGCATGACACAACACACAAGCGCACGGTTCATCACGATATCATGTTTCCTGCTTTTCCTGTTTACATCAATAACGGAGAGTCCGCTTGCCGACAAGACCCTCCTAAAAAGCAACGCATTATCAGCCTTTTTCCCCATTTTCCTTGTCTACAATTAATTGCATAATATCAGCATAACCAGCCAAGTCAACCATATTGTCACGCTTTCTATGGAATCCCTGTCTACATAATTTTAAAGCTATCTGAACAGCCACACAGTCATAAGGAGATAATTCCTTTCCCGTAATCAAAGAAGCAATCTTGGAAATGTTTTCAAAATTGGCTACAGCATCACCATAGTCAGACTGCCTGCTGTTACTACGTATATCCTTTGCTTCATCAAGGATGCTTCTCTCTTTAACATGATCAACATAAGCAATACAATCCGAGAAAAGAATATACTCTTTACCCTGGTCGTCCGCACAAAGAAACTTTTCACCATTCTCAAAACAATATTTAATAGTGACAAATTTACCGAACACATTTGACTTGCTTACAGAATCTTCACCGTGAAGTGAAATGTATTTATCATAGCTTATAATTTTCACCCTGCTATTCAACATAACTCCAATCATAACAAATCACCTACCTTTATGTTATCCGCATCCTTCTTATCAGAAAAGAAGATACGGTCATACTTAGTTTCACCAAACTCAACAAACATGGCTAAGATAAAATACTTGTTCAGTACACTATCATAACCCTTGTCGTAAATTTTGTTTATCTTTTTTGTTTTCATCGTTTTTCACATTTAATGTCCATACTGTCACCTCCCATCATCATCTTCAACGTACATGTGTTGGACATCAGTTCAACAATCTCGTATCTTACATACTCATATCCCTCAACATAACATGTAATGGTTTTACCAGAAATATCATAAGTACCGTAACCATTTCCAAAATAGCCCCTTCCTACATAAGTACCATCCTGATTAAACTTAGCGTAAGTAGGTCTTATCATAGGATACCATCTACCATCCACTTTTACCTGAACAAGTTCCCATGTACCGATAATAGCATCCTTGTATTCATCATCCTTATCATCGGAACAACTACACAACCCCAATAATACTATTGAAGAAATAGCTAAAAATAATAAAAATTTCTTTCTCATTTGCCTAAATTATTTGTGGAACCAAAACCTCCATCACCCCTATCCGTTGAATCAAGGCTTTCAACCTCAACAAATTCAACCTCAATATAATTACTGAAAAGAAGCTGAGCAATCCTCTCCTTGGCGACAATATAGAAAGGCTCTTTCTCAAAACTCTTCACTATAACACCGATACAACCAGTATAATCACAATCAATAACACCATCCAACACATCAGCGTCATGGTACTTCCCGTCAACACCAATAATACCTTTCAGGGAAAATCCACTCCGCGGCTTGATAATAGCCTTCATATTTGATGGCATCTGAATGGCTATACCAAGTTTAATCAGATTACGACCTTTTCTTATCAATGTGTTGTCAGGAACATACAAATCATACCCGGCAGCACCATCAGTTTTTTTTTCGGGAAGAACTGCATCCCGTCTTAATTTTACAAATTTTACTTTATCCATTTTTAACATCCGTATTTAATCTGAATGCAGCTTCCCTAGCCTCATCCTTAGTTCTATACAACTCTATTTTTTCAAACATACGACCATCATCACAGTCATACGTACACAAGGTGACAGCCCACATATTACCACGCGGAGAATAGAAATACCTGCCGTAATCCTTTCCCATCACCTTACCGTCAATTCTTATTTCTCCTTTGTTAGCCATGCTTGTTCTTATAAATTTTTACCAATAATCATACAAACAGACGCTCCAAATGGAGGACATGACATATAAGCAAAAGTAATAAACACACCAAAATCACAGAATATTTTTCTATTACCCCTAGCACCAACACACTTATATATCCCTAAATCCTTCATTTTTTTTACTAAACATCTTTTTGCTGGAATCTCAAGACCTTTATTCTTATATAATTCATATATACGTTCAGCAAATTCGTTGGTATTTATAATGTTATTTAAACTTACGGAATATGTGCTATTGTCCAAAATAAAATCAACCAATTGAGATAAACAGTATAGACCGTCTTTCTTTTCGATAACAATATTATCAATATAAAAATCCCCATTAACATAATCAAGAAAAGGAGTTTTATCTAATAAAAAATACCTATCAGAAAAACGATCACCAGACATACCACAATTAGCTTTATTCAACATTACATACTTTTTAGACATAATGTCAAAATAATACTTTTCCCTTCTATTTAAATCGGATGGATTACATTCTTCCAATATGGAAAATTCAATATCATTAATATCATAGTCTGATATTTTATCCATATTTGGATGAGTTTTAGATCTAATCATCCTTTTATGGCCATCAATTCTTTTAGAAATTCTAATAGATTGACCAACATAACAATAGTTTTTATACAAAAACATATAAATACCACAATCTTTCATTTTTATCAAATTTTAATTATGCAAATATAATAATAAAATTGATTAAAACAAAATTATGTCACGATTTATTTCCTCACCCCAAACTTTTTCCTAAACTCATCAATAGAGCACGCTATTCTCTTACCAAGATGGTCTACATACAAAACAGCATCTTTAATCATTTTATCATTCTCGGCAAGCATGTGGATAACACTGTCAACGACACACTCTTTACCACTACCTAATTCAACATACTTATTACCCATGACAATACAGTCTTTTTCCTTCAAAGGAACAATACGTTCAATCTTGCTTTCACGATATTTTTTCAGCTTTTCAAAGAACTCACGGTGCATGACACGCTCATTCTCATCCATCACATAGTAAAATTCACAGCAAATATCATTAACATCATTTACTGTAGTGAGTTCAATAATGTTTTCAGTAGCATTCTGCAATGCGTCAAAGAAATTCACATCATGATCATCCAACACTTCTTCCATCATTCTGTCAATGGAAGCAATAACCGCGTTCTTAAAATCAATATCGTCACAACGAAATCCCAAAGAGATATAATTACGCAAGGAAAGAAGGTTTTCCTTAAAATCAATTCCTAATTCAATATCCATTCTCTAAATTGTTTAATGTTAATACTCTTCAAATTATTAATAACAGCATCTCCGATATCATCGTTATGCTTCAATCCAAAAGACAGGCTAGGGAACTCCCACCATCTCGCCACACGTCCTTTGTCACCCCACAAAGATATAGCTTTATTATCAAAGTCGGGGAATAAAATAACATTTTTTGGCAATTTATTTCCAAGCTGGTTCATTCCGCCACAAGCTATCCATACAAAACCGTTACCGAAAGCCATAGAAGCTATTATGGCGGTTTTTTCCGATTCAACCATACAAGCTATCGCATCGCTGCAATAATCCCCTAAAAACGGCTTAAAATAACCACGATAGGTAAACCCTTCTCCCGTAGTAAACTTCCTGAAAGCATGGGTTTCCTTCTTCCTGTGACCGTTCGCCCCATATCTTATCCTGTTGTCATGGCACACGTTACCATCCTTGTCGGAATACCAGAACACAGCGGATTCCCTTCCAAGACAGCCTACCTTATACCTTGAAAACACATCATTCACGGAATCAACACCGAAAACACCTGAAAGGTACTCGTACAGGTTATTACCCTTCCAATGACCGGCATCGCTAAGCCTGTCAACATACTTCACATCAACAAACTTTGATTCCTGTCTACCCGAATCATACTCCCTCTCGTAGAAATCCTTCAAACTCATCCTGCAACCTTCCGGGCTTGACAGAATCCTAAAAGCATCAGAAGCACTACTGCAACCGGGAAGATAAGACACGAGAAAATCAAACAGGTTGACAGAATCACCGCCCTGCTCGGTAACGGTAATACTGCCCGACTTGTTCATATAGAAAACCAGCTTATCCTTCCTGTTATGGCTCTCCAGATTTATCCGGGCAGGCAACGTCCACCGCTTACCCCTACGCCTTAAAGGAAGCCCAAGCACTGTGTCAAGATTGGCAAATATATACTCATAATCAATAGAACCCATGCTACTTAAAATTACGCCATCCCTGTTTTATATCCCTAAAGAAATCCTTCAACGTATAACGATAACAGTCAGGATATCCTAGAAAATCAGAAAGGCATGAAACATATCCTACAGGCTTACGACCACTCGTCCACCTGTACACCATTTCGGCAGGAACCATAAACACAAGAAGAACAAATAAAATGTCAACGTATATGAGAAACATGACAAAACGAACAAAGCACCTCATAATCATTCCTCCACATCCCCTAAAAGAAGTTTCTTTGCATAACGCAACGCAAACTCCCAATTGTAATAAAACGTACCTAGCAAATCAAAGAACAGGCTATACACGGCATCCTTGTCTCCATCGGGAACGGAATACATGATATCATCCATCATACGGATATCATCACTGAACCTGGCATTCTTTGTAGTATAACGCCACAAACCGCCAACGGCAAGTATCTTGGCGTGTTCATAAACATGACCGTCAATGGAATATACATCACAAACGTAATCATTAAACCAATCCTCATTGTCAAGCACACCACTAACAGGGCTTGCCGACAAAACCATATTAACAAACACACCAAAATGACAATACTGCTCTATCTTACCCGAATCATTGTCAAACTCAACCTTGAAAGCATCCTTGCCGCTCTCATTAATACTGCAAACCATGTCACTTACGTAAAGCGTCTTTAACCACTGGCTGAAATTATACCTTTTCAAACCAACCCTGTTACGGGCTTCATTTATCGCACACTGGGCATCAGACACACATACATACCAATCAGAAGTAACACGAATACTTCTATCAAATAAAACAATCTCTTTATTATCCATACACAATAAAATTTTTCAGCAAAAATACATATTAAAGTAATATGGTAAAAACAATAACGGTTAAACAATATTAAATCTGCACATTATCTGATATCTTAAAGAGTGCTTCTTCATCGGTGAATAGAGGTGCTTCGTTACCATAAATAGCGTTCATCTCGTCTGCAAACCGCATTGCTTCACGGTTAAACTCTTCGGAAAGTTCAATTTGGCTCACGGGAGAAAATGACACTAAAAATATTCCACGATCTTCTTTGTACTCCAATTTCACTTGAAGCCAATTATACTTCATAGTCATACTAGACAACCAAGCATACAACTTACTTTTTATACTTCCTCTATTCATGATATACCAAAACAAACCACCCTTAAAACGGCAAATCCTCCTTCATTATATCATCAGCCTGTTGCAGAAGGTATTCGTCAGGATTATACTTCCGTCTTAGGACAATCTGGAACATTCTATTCCTGTTCTCATCCCACGCGGAAGTAACGGAATAGCCTTCCTGGCGTATCATGTCAACCATCTTTCTCTTGCTGTAAGGTCTTACACCACAGTCAATACAATATGCACTGTATTTCACATACAGGTCACGGTCACGGATAGCCTCAAGTTCAATTCCCCCATCAGCATCATACCCCGAATCGTAAAGATAGGACAGGACACTGTTGGAATCACGTCTTGCGTTCTCCGTAACGGATTCTATCGTATAACTTCTCGTAAACTCACCCTTGTTCTTAACAAACCGCCTTGCACCCTCTATTATCCAGTTGATGATAGCTGCTGATTCCTTTGATAGCTTCAACGGAAGCGACCTGTCCTGTTCCGATTCCTTAAACACACGATAGAACGGAATGACAAGGGAGCGTCTGAAATGACCATAAGTCTGGTCCGAAACGGAAGGCATCTTGTTAAGGTTGGCCATGAAAGGCGGCATCATGTCGGCAAGGAAAGGCTCACCGAACGGAAGGCGCGCCATAGTAGGCTCACCGGATATGAACTTCTTGTATTTTCCACCGCTCACATCCTTCCCACCCATCTCGGAAGCGTAGTTGAGCAGCTTGCCGTTTATCATAGCTATATTGTACTCGCAAGTAGACTTGTCACCCGACAGATCAGCCATCTCCATATAAGAAACATTATCTTTCCCTAGCGCGTTGACAACAGCGTCAAAGAACACCGACTTACCGTTACTACCACAACCGAGAAGGTAACACATCTTCTCCATCTTGATCTTCTTCCTGTCAACAAAGGCACACCCCACAAACTCCTGCAAGGCATCCTGTGTGTCCTTCACAGGAATCACATCGTCCAGGAACTTCTCCCACAACGGGCTGCGCGCCAACGGGTCATAATTGATATTGATACGTATGCACGATTCTATCATGGGCGAGAAATCGAACGTTTCCATCGTTTCCGTGTCAAGGACACAATTGTCAAACGTGATGAAGTTACGCTTGGGGTTGAATATCTCATGCGTCACGTTCTTCACGATGGTACGATAGAAACGCTCGCTCGTATCGGTCATGTACAATTCGCTAAGACCGTTTATGCGGCACAAATCCATGCACAGGCGCATCAGATCCTCCTTCATCATGGGAACGAATATCTTACCGTCAAAAGCCATGATGGAGCCGCTCCTGTGACGTCTGAAATTGCACTCCCTGCACGCATCGGCTATGTCCATCTCGACCATAGCGGATATGGAACGCTTCCACTCGCCTTCATCCCTGGCTTTACGGAAGCCTCGACCACCACCCTTGTCCGCCAGCTTTCCCATAACGGAATCAAGGATGTATTCATAAGAAGCCTTTGCAGATTCAGCGACAGTCATTTTCCCCTCCTTTCTCTACCGATCCTATCTGGTCCACCTTTTCCCGGTCCACAACCTTCCCGAACATCACAACGGGATACAGGTCATAATCGTCCGTTGATATGTCAGGGCGTGCGTCCATATCGTCAAGGGAAGAATACACGTCCGCGATGTGCTCCAGCTTCCGGCACACGATGGAATCACGTCTTATCCCGTAATACTCTATAAGGTCAGCCATGTACTGTATGGTAATGTCCTTGAACCATGTGAACGCATCATCACGTGTCTTTGCCCCGTCACAGCAGGTATTGAACGTGTACCCGAAACGCCTCATCTTCACGAAATAGCTGTTCCGCCACAACGACACCGACTTGTCCATCTCGTTCCCTGCGTTACGTATGGCGGTGACGATGCTTCCCGGCATGAGAGCGCACCGTGAAACGCGAGCGGCGGAAGGCTTCCCGTTTGCCCCGGTCCCATCCACCATATCCACATCGGGCACGAACCTAAGGTCATCCACGCTCCTTCCGCCAACAACGGACGTATCATGGCGCATAAGGTAGTCTGCATCCACGATATGACCATACTGTCTTACCTGGTCCTCGCACCACGAAGCGAATCTGCGCAACGACCGTTTCCACTCGGAAGGCATCACATACCCGTACCTAGAGCATATCTCCGCTATACGCTTTCTCTCCTTCTCCCATTTGCTCTTCATTTTTCTCTCGTACTCCAGCACTTCACCCTCCACGCTGACACCAGCAACCTGTGCAGCCATAGACCTTGCAGTTAAAGGTACGGGCACGCGCCTGATAAATGACGCTTCCGACACGAACACAGCCTTTGTCCCGTCCTCCAGAGGCTCGTCAAGTTTAAGACAACAGTGACGATCCCGGAAGCTGACGAGCGTAACCCATCCGAACAGCCGTGTCTGAACCCTCATTCCCTTGTACCAACGCTCCCTGTCGGGCATTGCATCGGACAGGCATATGACACGCCTTGATTCGGGCAACCTAAGTTTAATCTCTATTTCTTCTTCCATTTTCACACACACATTTTACCTGATTTCACCTGCAAATATAGCGCAAAAAACAATACGAAAACAAATAGTTAAATTAATTAACTACAAATGTTTACGTGATTAACAAATTCGTGTCAAAGAAGATAGTTTATCTTTCTTTACACAAGATTTTTTACTTTCACGTCCACAGTATGCTTTGAACAGGAAAAGTAAAAAATGTTGATTGTTGTTATTTTTTATTTTTGTCATAATTTTTCTCATTTTAGTTAAAATGATTTAACTATAATTTTTTATTTACCTGTTATTTTCTACGTTAAGAAATGTAAAATTGACTTAATTTAATATAAAATAAAAAATCTCAACACCGATAGTTGCATATGCAACTAATTGATTCGGGAAAATTCGTAAAAAACCTACGAAATTCGTTGATTTTTCGTAGACTTCGTAAACTCTTCGTTTTTCAACATTTGTCAAAAAACTCGCGCAAATTAGTGGTTAAATTGCTGAAAACAAGCTGTTTAGTCTTGTCAAAAAAAATTGAATCGTAAATCTTTGAAAATCTACTCTCTATTAATTTGCATATTAAATGTTAAAAGTAATATATATTTACAACACATACATACACGTACACCTTACATACTCTATTACAATACATATACATACATAATACATACATAATACATACACATACAGACACCAAACTGCATACGTAATTTAGTATAGATACATATCAAAACGACGAAATCAACGAAGAATACTGTAAACCAATAACTTATACTGCAAAAAAAGACATAAAAAATGCAACCACACCTACGAAACACACCAAAAAACCTACGATTTTCGTAACTTTTTATGTAAAGATTTATCCGATTTTGTTGAAAACTACCGAAAATACACATCCAAACCGCAAAATCAGCCATCCGAGCAAAATTTGGAGAAAAAAAATTTTTCAGAAAAAAATTTATCGGAAGCGACACACCCGCAGCGAAGCCTCTATAAAAGGGGGTATAGCACTGATTTACAGGCAATTACGTTCTACCAGTCACCCGGATACATACTATTTGTAAATAAAAAAGAATTCTTTTCTACGAGAATCGAATTTCGAAATCTTTACAAATAAAATATCTTTACAAGTGACATCTACGAAGATTTCGTAATTCCCTCACGCTCAGACACTTACAATCAAATTTAACGCAAATTAACATTGAAAAATCTTGAAATTAAACATAATATTAAGCTAAAATAGGTCTTGCAAGGTCTGATCTATTAATATTATGCAATATTAATTTAAAATATGTATATAAACAGTATTGATTTTGGTAAAAACGGGCTTAATTTATAATGAATGTTAATGAAATATACAACCTAATCGAAAATGCTGTATGTTTGCAGTGTCGGAAGGACAAAGAGATGCTTGACGTATTGAAACAGCTTGCCACGGTGAGAGCGTGGTACAGATCCGCAAACCAGGGAATAAGCGGAATATAAACAGCGGTGTTGTTAGCCACGATGCAGAGGTACGGGTATTGCTTGATAATGGAGATAGTAACTTAGTGCGATATGCGATTAACATCCCTAATATAATATAATGTAATGTATGTGCGTGTGTATAAAACATACGATACGCACATATTGTAATGTAGCTATCATTGGTGTACATTGGTAACGGTTACAAGCCCGTATAGATACAGAGTACAGTATATAAACTTAATACATTATAATATGAAAGCAAAAAGAATATCACAGAAAGCGGTTAGAAGTATGATTAACAGTAATACCGTATTATTGCACATCGGTAATTTTAAAAGGCGGAAGCGTACCAACTTAAGGCGCGCGGTTGACGAATGTGTGTATGCTAGTCGGTTGTATTATAATTCGGATGTTGAAAAAATAGAATTTTTAAAATATAGTCAACCCGATATACTGTTTAAGGTTAAGTTATACGAAACACATATTGCAGCGCTTAACGAATACACGGAATATCATATTAGTTTTGGCAAAACAAGCAAGTATTATACATTGGTTATAAGTGGCATGCAGTTTTTAATTGTATCAGATATGGGATGGTGTAATATCTACCAGGTGTTTGAGGCGAAAGGAGATAATAAAGAATACAAACTAACTGTAGAATTCCGTAATGGACAAATATGCTGTTATTTAGGGAAAACGAAAAAACAAGCTATAGCCGAATTTAAGCGTGATTTCGGGAGTTTTAGAGGTTTTGTTAAAAAGGAATGGGAATTAGTATAAATCAAATTAAATATTACAATTATAGATACAAGAAATTATGAGAACGTATTATGCACAATGGGATAAGCTATGAGAATTTATAAACAAAGTTATGAATCAGATAAATTTTAAAGGATATGAAAGAATATAAGTTAACAGTAGAGTTCCATAATGGAGCGCGTTATTGCTATTATGGCAAGACGAAGAAAGAAGCGTTAGCAGCGTTTAGAAAATCGTTTGGCAGCTTTAGAGGCTTTGTAAAAAAGGAGTGGACGATAGAACAAGATTAACCAACATTATAAACCAATAAAAATAGAACAATGAGAACGTATTATGCACAAGTTGAAACAAGATATCGGGCAATTAAAGAATGCCCTTTTACCCCCGCACATGTTGTCAAGGTTTTTGGCGGTTATATGTGTTTTGAAAGTGATAATGATTATAGAGTTTGGATATTTCAAAAATAAATGACAATGATAACAAATAATAACCTAGTAGATTTTTCAAGCAAATATACATACATAGCTTCCGAAAGTTTAGTACAAGTAGCAAAAGACAAACATAGTGATATATACCTTAATTTCGCGTACACCGATTACGGCGGATCATTTTTAGACAAGGTTATAATATCTTACTTTAAAGAAAATTACCCCGAAAATATAGTACATGAAAAAACGTCCTGGAGCGGTGAAAATGCTTTCATTTTTGGAGAGCCTGCAAAAGAGTTGTACGACTTCATAAAAACTGGTTATATACTAGGGTTTGATTGTTTAGAACAATATTATACCGAAATGCAGTATAACATGATAACAGAAGAAGCGCAACGATATATTAATGATAACGGGCTAGGCAATGAGTTGTACGATATTGTGTACGAATGGCTTGTGAATAATAGTAGAATGGAACCTACCTTTGTAGATTACTCAGAAGTTGAACTAAACGATTTTTTACAAAAATGATTGAAACATTAATACTATTATGTTGCCTGTATCTATCAATACTGGTAACTGACTACATAGAAAACCAAAAACAATAACATTATGGAAAGAAGAAACGACATACCCAATTTGCTTGCAATGTATATACGTAACACAAGTGAAATATATAATATAACATCATGGCTGCAAAACTGTGTAATCAAAAAAATAAACAAGGGCGTACAACCACAATTAGAATATCTTGCAAATTGTAGCACAATGGAAACCATAATCAGAGAGGCCGCCAAATTGTTATACAAGTACGACGGGATAACACCCACAAAACAGGAAAAACAGGAAGCGGCCCGGGAGCACGCCAAATATATCCTTGAATGTGTGCAATACTCTATAAATAATCGCTAATAAAGGGCAAATAAAACCTTGTAGTGAAAGATATAAACCAATACCGATATATTACCCATAAAAACAAAAATATTATGATACAAGTAACAGTAAAAAACAGTAAAACAGGTAGCCAATATATTTGTAAATCGGCTTCAAAAACAGTCAAAGATATAGCATATAAGCATATAAGCTACTATTTCATATGCAGACACAAGGATCACCCGTTTTTTAAACAATTATATCACGGCCCAAAAGGTATATATATAGGTTCGGAACGGTACAAGGAAATAGAATCCCTAGAAAAATCTATCTGGAATACACCGATGCACGAACTACTAGATATAACCATTGAAGAAACGCCCCTAGACGGTCGTACCAGATACGCAAAACAATTACCCGTATATAATGTGGACGTATTAGCTAAACTCACCTATTAATCAATCAAAAACAATATAATTATGATACAGTTTTCTATTGATAGCTTCAGTAATGGTATATCAGGCCGCCCGTACAATTCGATCAAAGACGCAATAAAAGACGGTGGTTACTCCGTTTGGTGTAATGAAAAAATTAAACTATCGTGTGGGAAGTTTTCAGAAACCGATAGTACCAGGCAATTGCCCTACGTTTGACGAAGGAACGGCAAACTATGTTAGGGAAAGACTGGAATTATACCTAAAATCGTGGGTGTTACCAAAACTTGACGAAGTGTTAAATGAATTATCTAAATGAATAGTATTATGGAAAAACAAGAATTTATCGAAAAGTACAATTTTATCAAAGAAAGTGTATATCTGCAATGGATAAGGCTTTAGAACGTGCCCTAGAGAACGAAGTAATAGACCTAAGTAAATGTGATGGCAATTATTTAGATATTTATCCATTAATTGGAGCGGCTTTAAAGAGAGAATTAAGCTATATACTTGAAGGTTCTCCAACTTACAGTCGTTCTATAAAACGCAAAGCAACTAAATATAATAACGATTATAGAATATGGCACGATTATGCGGGAGATTATAGAAATAAATAAATATTGCTTACAATGAAAAAACAGAATATAGAAAAAGAATTATCTCCTATCCTTGAAAACGAAAGTATTCAGATCGGAGCGTTTAAGGCTAGCAGAAGTATTGATACATTGGATATTATCAAGGAAAATATCAAGTTTTGGAAAAGCTACGACGGGCACAAGTTACCTGAAAAACAGGTTAAACGAGCGTATTATAACGGCACCAGGACGCAAAAAATAATCAAAATGTACCTAGATACACCCGAATTGATTAAGTTTGTAAGAGAGCACGCAAACGACTATAAAACGTTAAATCGAAAAGACGTACCTAGCTGCATAAATATTGATCGTAACCGGAATGAACGTTATTTTTCCGTATATATCAAAAAGTTTGGGAACGTGCGTTTTGATGAAGTGTTAAGAGTTTTCCCTTTGCTTCCTAAATCATATTTGAACGAATAATGAAAGTGATTAGAGTGATTAGAGTTTTAAGGAGAATACTAACCGACTCAGATATTATAGACCTATACGGCCTGTATTGTGAGTTTTACAAAAATATACAATAATTTAGATAGCATTTTACGCAATTTGTTAGTTGCTGGAAACATTGTAACCGTACCGTTTGAACAAATGAGAGAGATACGCAAAGAGCTGGATCGGTTTGTTAAGCCTGTACAGATAGAGATTATTAAGAGCGATTTTGAAACGGTTTTATTTAGGGAATTAAGATAAATGGGATTACCCGGTATGGAGAACAACGAACAGAGCGATATTGTTACCGGGTGAAATTTTTGACTTAAAAACGAAAATAAACGAAAGATATGAATATTATTACAGATCATGCAAAGCTACAATATAGGGTAAACAATAACAGCGGATAAATAAATAAGGAGTTTGGAAACGATCAGCAAGCGGCCTATGATTTTGCAAACGAAATAAAAGAAACGGCAATTATACGCGGATATTTTGTTTTCAAAAAGCGTGAAAAATGGCAAACAAATAAGGTATTCATTGATCATGTGTTTAGATAACCAACTATCCCGGCGTGGAGAACAACAAGCGGATCGCCACCGCCGCCGGGAACTATTTATTAACTTAAAAATAAAAAGACATGGAAAGTACATTCAAGTTGTTAGCTACTGACAGACAGGCGCAAATACTATTCAACAACTATTGCGTTAAACTGATGGAGTTCAAAGGGGATAAAGAAAGTTATCCAGAAATGAATATAAATAATGAAATAATTTACCCGTGGCGTGTTACATTACGGCATAAAGAAGAATTAGGCAAACTTCGTGGGGTGTATTCATTTGAAAAACTTGTAAGTATCATTTGATTTAAAAATAATCATTATGAAACGAATTGAAATTTTGGCTTTATTATCATTAAGTCTATCATCATGTAGTGAATACTTCGATAAACAACAAAGTAAGAATGAACTAAAGAAAAAGTATTCTTTCGCATTAAATTACTATGTTGAAAGATTGTCCGTTATTTGAATCATACAGAGATAGTATCAACAAGTACACAATACTTTCAAATGAACTTGATTACTAACTTAAAAACAAAAGAATATGGGAACGAGCAATCAGCTAAGTATTAAGCAAATTATTTGTTTTAACATTATAGCGGCTGAAAAAGTTGCCGGGAATATATGTCAAGGTCTTGCTGTTAAGCTAGGGAAAGCGTTTATATACGATAACCGTGATATTGATGTCAATGAAATCTCATACATTAGTCAACAATGTGAGATTGCGCTTCAAAATATATCCGAATTAGGTCTTACGGAAGTCAAGAACAATGAAATGAATAATATAATAGCTAAATATAATGGGAACGAACAATAAACAGTCCATCCTGGAAGGGCGGAAATGGGATGTGATAGAGAGTGTTGACGGATATTTTTCCGGGGAAAAGAACGGAGTTATCATACAAGGAACGACAATGAGTGATCTGTATGAAAAATGTAAATCTTTTGATATAGCTTCGGTTATGGAGAAGATTAAGACGGGTGACAATCTGAACGAATGGGAAAAACGCTTAATAAAAGTTAATAAAAAGTTGTTGGAAAACCAATAAACTATATCTTTGCCGTATGAGAAAGAAATACGTGGAATATTATAAAGGCTGTACAATAGAGGTCACAGGAGAAAAAGACTTCATGTACCGGATAATAAAAGGTGAACGGATGGTTCTCTTTGTAGATATGTTTTACAGGTCTACAACTGATGCGTTAAAGGGCGCAATGAGGTGGGTGGACAATAATGTTAGAAAGGAGTGAATTTATGCTTTTTGGAATTGTTTTTGCTATGATAATGAAAGCTATATGTGGAAATATGTTGGACGATTGATGATTGTCATTGTATGGCTTATTGTGTTACAGATTTTGTCTGAATGTTAAACGTGTATATCTATGACTAAAGAAGAATTTAAATCAAAGAAAGAAATTATCAATTCAAAGATAAGAGAATTGAATAACGAAATGATAAAATTAAAGAAGGAGTACATTGAATCCAATGTGAAGTATCCTATCGGAAGCAAGGTGTGTATTACTACTAATGAATCAAAACGATATGCCTATGTCAAGGATTATAGGATTGATTTTTTTGACAATATTGAACCATTGTTTAACAAGGTGAAGAAAGATGGAACCATGTCGGAGATGGGCTTACATGTTTGGTCTTATCAATGCCCTACGATAGAACTGGTAAAGGAGTAATTGTTATGGCAAAGGTAATGAATTTAGGAGTGCATTGTAGTGAGTGTATATCTGTCCGTTTATGTATTGCATGGCTTTACAAAAGAGAATAACGGCTAGGAAAACTCCTAAGTATTGTAAACACTATAAAAAGAATAAAATATGACTAAGAAGATTGCTGTTGTAGGTTCAATGATAAATTCATCCGAATACCTTCTATTCAAAAATTTGGAAACAGGATATTCCCTTGAACGTTATGATTCTGTTGAGGAAGCTAGAAACAGTGATTGTGATGCTGTTATAGTAACCGATAAGGATAAGATTGATAATGAAGAAACGTCTATTCTATATTACAATGAGCCTGTTGTTGAAGGTTTTGATATGATTTCATTTGATTCACCTAAAACGAAATGCCGTATCAAGGACGATAGGTGTGTCAGAAAGCAGATTGCGAAACGTAGAAAAAGAAACAAGAATCCTAAAACACATAGGAAAAGATGAACACATTTTACGGAATCAGCTTTGCAATATACTTTATACTTATTACCCTTGTATTGACCACATTCATATATGGCTTAAAAAGGGATAAATATAAGTTTTGGAAGTGGGTGATTATAACATTATCTTACTTCATATTTGTTATTATTTACACAATTTTTTGTTTACGGTAATGGAAAAGGTAGAAGTAGGAACCCTTGACGAGAACGAACTGTTTGAACACAGGGGTGTAATATATGAAGTATTATACAAGACGGATTATTGTGTCCGTTGCCAATACCCGAATGACAAATACCGTTACAGGGATAAATGGAAATATCTCTATACTGAGTTTAGTTTATGGACAAAAGTTAATAAATTATGAAAACACTGGTTTTTGATGTGATGCTTGACGGGCGGTTTGTACATACGTTCAGATACCAATACTGCCCGTTGTTCCCGATAGACGAACAGGAACTGGAGAAGTTTGTTACCGACAGGCTTCCTACATTAAAAGGAAAGGATTTTAAAATAGTATTTTGATTATGAAACAGACAGTAGAAGAAGCGGCAAAGGAATATTCCAATGATTGCAGAAACAGGCAGCGTCATTGTGAACCGTACTGCATTGTTGACTTTATTTCTGGTGCCGAATGGCAGTCGAAGCAATCTCCTTGGATAAGCGTTAATGAACGGTTGCCGGAAGAGAGTGGATATTACTTTATTACTGATGGTGCTGTTGTTGAGAAAGTTTATTTCTTTAAAAAATGGAATAAGTTTGCAGAAATCGAAGAATATCCTCACCTGTTCTACGATGAAGGCGTAATAAAAGCATGGTTTCCAATCCCCTCTTTCGATGAAATACTCGAATCCAACAGGGATGTACTGGAACGGATTAAAGAAAAAGGAGATTAATATGGAAATAAAGAACGTAGGACAACTTAGAAAAATCATAGAGAACCTTCCCGATGATTTTGAAATCGAGATGCGTGTCAGACGCAAATTGACGGATGAAGAATTGAAAAATTGCAGATACCCTTATCCTTACGATACAGAGTATTTAACTTTGGAGTTTGACGATATAGGCGTTTCTGACAAAGTATTGTGTTTGGGTGTAACTTCTAATGAATGAACGGTATGGAAGTAAAGAACGGAATAATAATAGACGGGGTGCTGCATGAATCATCAGAAGGATTTTGTAATGAATGTTCCTTATGCCAGGAATGCTCTAATCTTTTAGACGATAACTATTGTGCCTTACTCGATTTGGGAATAGGTCAGTGCTTTGTCAGTCGTGGGAAAGTAACGGAGATTAAAATGAAGGAGGAAAAGAAATGAAACAGGTGTTATCAGTTGAACAGATGAAACATTTGCAGAAGATTGGGTTTGATACGAGCGATGGGAGCATGCATTTTGAGTGGAATGAATCAGATTCAGATAACATGGTTGTAACCTCTCTGGATGCCGATACGAATTACGACTATTATCGTACAACTTACACCTTGCAGGATATTCTCGATAAGCTGCCTTGCTTCATCGGCAATGAAGTACTGACCATCCAGAAACTTGCGGATAGCTATACGTGCTTGTATATGGAACCTTATTCTAGGTCAATAATAAAGATTACAGAGAGTAAAGAACTCATTGATGCAGCTTACGAAATGCTGTGTTGGTGTATTGAAAACGGATATGTTAAAGTTGGAAAGGAGAAATAACTATGGGATTTACAACACCGTGCTTCATACGCAAAAATACACAGGAACTTCGGAGAGGGCTGGAAGAATTGGGATATTCCAAAAACTATCCTGAATGGACAGTTGATTGTAGTATAATATGGGCTTATCAATATCCAATAAAAGGATTTGATACTCCTAGTTATGTGATTGCGGATTCTTTTGACCTCCCTTTTGACAAACATAGTGCTTTATGTGGGAAATTTATTGATTGCGGAACGAATGAAGAACTTTTCCTAGCTATCGCTGCATTGAGGGATGATACAGACAAGAACCAATGGTTTACCGATGGAGATAAATGGATTCTGTGTCCTGAAATCAAGTTCTCTACTTATTGGGTTTACAATGATATTGATGTTAATATAGATACCGTTCACAAAGCTACCGTAGACGAATTGATTGAATATTTTAAAGAAAAGGAGGAACAATTATGATTACAATAGCATGGTATAATGTAGTGGCAATTATAGTTTTAATACTTTGGTTGTTTTGGGCATCTAATGGTAAGGACGATGCTTTTGGTTTGTGTGCTGTTGTCAAACTTGTAGCAGGTATTATTTTTATATTATTTTGGGGTGGAATGTTTTGGTGGTAATATAATAAATGATTAAACAATGAAAGCAAGAATAAAATCAACAGGAGTTTTGGTAGATGTAACTCCCCAATTAAACATCAACTCTCAACATAACAATAATTATTTATATGTATGTGATAACATGGTTTACAGAGAATGCGAACTTGATTTTTCAGCTATCGACTGGGAACAGAGGCGATATGAATTAGCGAAAGATATTATTAAGGCTGTTGTAGCAGAAGATCGTGGGGGTGATTCTGATGCAATCGTTAAATATGCGGTTAATTGCGCTGATGCACTAATTAAAAGATTAAAGGAGGTGAATAATGAATAGCATACAGACACAAACACTTTCCATTAAAGGGGATGGAGGTGGTGAAGCGTATATTGACTTGGCATTAAGGAATAAATGAACACCATTATAAAAATTTAACACATAATATTTCCTAATATCGTTATATAGTATTACATTTGTACCATGCAGGGATAGGAACGGAGTAGCTACCTTCCGACAAGCTGAAGTCAGTACGGCTTCCCTGTTCTCCTTTTTACTGGCGAAACATAATACTGGCTAATATGCAATTAGTTTATAAATTCGACATCAACCATTCCGACAGGCTTTGCGCTATCTGCCGTGTCAATGCCGATGTCAACGGTGCGCTTAATATAGGTAGAAAAGTATTCGGTGATTCATTCATGATAGCCGATAGCGGGCGTTGGTATCGTCCTGAACGGATTAACGTTCTAAAATGTGTGTGTGAAGATGTACATTAATGCCTTTACAATTATATGTGTTATCGCCCTATTATGGGTTGGAGATCTAACAATTACATTCAAACCGTTTTCCATATCGCTGCCCGGTTGGCATAAGGCTTTAGGTATCATCCTGTTTGTATTTGCAATGGCGGTGTATAACATTGGAGAATACGCTAAGGGGTACAAGCATGGTTTTGATGATGGGGCAAAGGAATGTATTGAAGCGATTAAGGGAAATGGAAAGAATAGAGCAGATAGCAACAATTGATTTTTGTTATTTCCGATTAAAAATTCTCTGCAAACAGCTTTCTAATACCAAGTCAAACATCGAAAGACTAGTCGATAAGGCTTGCGGTTATAATGAAACCGAAGAGATAAGAAAGGAGTGTATAATGCTTGTAGAGCAGATCGTTGAAAGCAAGAAGCAAATCGGAGAAGATTTCACAAGAGATGAACGTGTTTTGAATAAATTGAAAAGAAATGAACAGTAGCGACATTGATTTCCCGTTACTCCGTATATTTAATGGAGTAACGGGGCGATATGAACTTCTTATTGACGATGTATCCATAGATGCTTATGGACGTGTAAGAGATAGCAGTGGTTGTGTTGTAGAATGGTTTACAGGCGTGTTTGACATGAACGGAATACCATTGTTTGAAAACGACATAATCATGCCTGTAAAGGACGGAATAAGCCAATACAGGCGTATATGGAGAACGGTAGGTGGATTTGTGTTAAGCAGAAGAAATGATGTGAAAGGACTGTCCAAATTGGATATGCTTGGTGCGGACTATCTTGTGAACGAACGTGTGCAGCAATACATATCTGATGGTTGCGTAAAGGTAGGGTCTGCAACAATTGATCTTAACCTATTGAAAGGGAGAACGAAAGAAGAGATTATTAGAAATTTGTCCAGGAGAGTAAATTTATGAAAGACAAAATGCTAGAGGAAAGTTTGAACAATTTCTACAGGACGTTTCTTATTTGGGTGATAAGATGTTATCCTATATTGTTCTGTATTGCTATACTTGTCCATCAGTGTGAGGTTATACACTCTGTTGGAACAGGTGATATCATTGAATATTATGATGGTGACACATTGGAGTATATTCAGTATGTCACTCCGTTTTCGGACAAGTACCTTACCATATTCTTTAACGCCAAACTGTTTAATGCAATTTTGTTCTATGTGTTGTCAAAAGTATTTTTATTTTGTATATATCATAGAGTATTTGTTATTGAGATGTTCATATATGCAATATTGGATATTGTATTTAACAATGTGGTGTTTGAGGATGCACATTTGGTTAATGCAATATATTATACATCCATTGGTTTTGTTACTGTTGGATTCTTTATTGCATTATACTTACATCAAAGGTATGGAGATAGGAAAGTGCACATACATCAAACCATTAGTGAAGGATGTCGTTTTATGAAATAATATACATTTTGCCGTTCTAAAGTATTGTTTTTTTTATAATAAATAAATGTCTTTTAAATAAAAGTGTTTTATATTTGCTTTTGTAATTAATAGTATATATATTTGCATTGTATTTTAAAACACTTTTATTATGAAAACAGAAGTTGAAATGAAAAGGATTCTTTTTGGGCATGAAATTTCCCAAAAAAGCAAAAGTGAATTATTGTCTGCTACTGATTTGGTTAAAGCTGGTAATGCTTGGAGGATTAGCAATGGGTTTCCTGAATTTAATTTTTACCAGTGGAGGCAAAGTAATAATACAAGAGAGTTTATTGTAGAGTTAGAAAAAAAATATGGTACTGCTATTATCAGTGGAAGGGGTAGAGGACATCATACATGGGTTCATCCTTTTTTATTCTTGGATTTGGCTTTGGCGATAAATCCAAAGTTGAAAGTTGAAGTATATGAATGGTTGTTTGACAAACTTCTTGAATATCGTAATGATAGCGGTGATTCATTTAAAGAAATGACTGGTGCATTATATAATAATTGTTCAAATAAAAGCCAGTTCTCAAAAGCGATGTCTTTATTGTGTACTATGATAAAAGAGGAATGTGGTATAATAACAGATTGGCAACACGCAACAGAAGAACAACTGTTGTATAGAGATAAGATCCATGAATATATATCTCTTATGTGTGACATTTTTAAATGGAATAACAATGAAGCTGTCCGTATAGGTTTGTTGAAAGCTAAAAAATGGAAAGAAAATAAATTATCTTTTTATTAATTAATAATCTATTTTTTACCCATAGCTTGTGTTCCTCCCGTATTTTTCATGTTAATCTTGACCTTTACGGGAGATGCCTTTTTATTTGATGTTACTTTAGGTGATTTAACATTCACCCTAATCACTTTCTTTACCATATATTACTCATTTTAATTGTTTTGCAAAAATAATGATTTTTTTTGGTATTATAAAAACTTTATGTATCTTTGCGGTGTGATAGTTTTTGGACTTTTTTGTTTTATAATGATAGCTGCTACCTAAAATATAAGCAGAGGTTTCTTCATACATTTTTCATAAGTCTAATGTATAACTGTCGCAAGTTGAAGAGATCTCTGCTTCTTTTTTTTTATTTATGCGACAGTTTAATGAAGAAAACTTAAATGACACAGGTGTTGTTTTAAGTACGGTAAATCCCTCCGAAATGGGTAAGATGTTTTCTTATAATGGAATAAATGTTAGGATGCGTAAGATGAATGGATATATCCTTGTATGTCTTACAGATTTTGCTAGGTTATTTCCTGATAAAAATCTATCCACTATTATAAATTCTAAGGAAATGACTGATTATGTAAATCGTTTGAGCGAAATAAAAAATTTTATTTCGACTGATTTACTGCAAATTATAAAGGGAGGGAATGTATCACAGCAAGGAACATGGGCACATCAAAAAATAGCTCTTAGGGTTGCTCAAAAATTATCCACTGATTTTGCTATTTGGGTAGATGACAAGATCGAAGAGTTTCTTACCACGGGAAATACTTCTATATCATCAAGACTTCCAAACTTCAACAATCCTGCCGAAGCTGCTAGGGCTTGGGCTGATGAGTATGAAAGGAATCAAGCATTAACCTTAGAAAACAAGGAAGCAAAGCTACAACTAGAACTAAAGACGGAACAACTAGATGAATCCAAGGAATGGTATAGTATCAAAAGATGGTCAAAGGAAAACGGTGTAAACTGGAGAAAGGTTAGCTGGAGAAAGATGAAAGTAATATCTTACGAGCTAGGTTACGAAGTGAAAAAGATTTTTGATGCTAACTATGGACAGGTTAATATATACAATGTGAATGTATTTAAGGCATACTTTAACAAATGTGAATAAATAATATGTATTTTAAAATGTTTGATAGTATGTCATTTTATTGACTATATTTGCATCATGTTTGAGTGTAGAAGCAAGCATATCTATAATGAAAGTTTAGGGGGAAAGCGTTCCCCCCGATTTTAGTAACCGTAAAAATGATAAAACCATGATTCTACTAGAAATTTTTCAAAACTGCTTTATTGTAGGGTATGACGGAAAGAAAATACCCTTCGTAAAAGATGACTTCCTGTTTAGTGATATTGGGGAAAGATACATTTTGACCAACAAGGTAAACGGTGAGCAGGTTAGCCTACCTAAACAATCGACAATAATAATTAAACATAATATTTGCCATGAAGGTATTGATTAGAAAGGATTCAAGCGACATAAGAAACAGACTTGAACGATTAGGGTACACCGCTTCCGAGAAATCGTTGGATGGATTTGGTGATGGCATCTTTGTAGACAAGTCAGATAATACTTTTCACGTAAAATCAGAGTGGAAGGTTATCCGTATGTTTCTTGAAACAGTAGATTGCGGAGATGACGAGAATATGTTTTTTGATTTTGTAGAAAACGACATAACATCAATAATGCCAATGATGTTAGGTAAGTATAAATCTTTAATAAAAATTGGTGACTTTCCCATAATTAATACATCTAGCATTAAAGATGTGTTATACCGTGAAGATAGAGAATATAACATCATAGAAGTTATTGTTGTTTCAATATATGGGTTAAAGTTGAAAAGCGTAAAGGATGTTGACTTTTCAGACCCTAATGCGGATACAATAATAGCATACATGAAATCGTTGCATAAACAACTAAAAGAATATATAAAGCATGAAATGTAATTTTACCCCCATGGACAAATTCTACCAGATACTGGATTACTACGGTTTGTCTTACACGGAGATTAAGAAAAATCATATCCGTGTGTTTTATGAAAACAAGAAAATGTTTGATTATTATCCGCTTCGTATGAAGCTGTTTGATTACCATGAATGGCATCAGCTTACTTATCCGTTCGTGAAGGGCAAGGAAGATGAATGGGAAATAGAACTTACCATGTTCATTAGCGGAGTGTTGGGAGATGAGATGTTTAAAAAGTTTAAAAACGATTGATAAACTAAACAATTTCGGATTGCTATGATAATAAAAGTAGACATACCTGAACCGTTCATAGACGGTGACAATACGATGGTAAACATCACGTCTGATTCATTCTGTTATTCTAGCATTGATTCACGTTATGAAGGATTTCAGAGTTCCTACAAGGACGGGAATATGAATCAGAAGATACAAGGAAAACTAGAAATAATTGCGGACCAGTTTAAAGAACTTATAAAGATAATTAAAGATAATTGAAGATGGAAAGACATTTGTTAATACAGGAGTGTGAGAGAGAGGAAAAGATGAAAGAGTTACGCAAGCAGCAGAACGATCTTATCAAGAAAGGCCGTATGGTTGAGTGCTCTCGTGTAACAGCTAAGATAAAGGAGTTCCAGGAAGCATATATCAAGGCTTATCCTGACGGTAAATATGTAAGGGGCATGGATATTATCAAGAAGATGTCTGATGATGAGAAAATGGATTGGATGATGTATGTCAACGCCATTGCTTTCTGTGCTGATATTATCCACTCATCTTCCATTGAGTTGAATGAAATGCTAAAGAAAACACTCCCCGGATCTAGCCTTCAAATGTTTGAAACGCTTGAAAAGGTAGGTACTATGGCAAAGAATCAAATACTATGGATGGATAACAATGTTGACGAGAAATACCAGGATGATTTTGCAAGATATGCCGATGAAATATCCGTGATGCTTTTATCATTTGTTAAAAATAAATTTTTGCCCAGGAAATGACACGAGAAGAGATACATAAGAATGTGCTGGAAATAAGAAATTATTATTTCAGTATTCAGAATAAGATTGATAACGGATGTAATGTTTCAGAATTGGATATAAATTCTAAAACGCATAACCAGATGATTGACGATACAATAAAATCAGCCCTTGAAGATCATAAAATGATTCTTGCTTTGGAAAAATACAAGTTATGAAAAAGAAAGATATAGACGAAGGATATATTGTAGGTGACTTTTATATTATTAAAAGCCCTATCAAAGAGGGATGGCTTCACATAGTGAATATAAAAACATCTTGGCAGATAAAGGTGATGATGGGAGCGAATACGGCAAAGTTTCTAAGCCTTCCCCAACAGGAGATATTTGACAGGATTAACGGAATATACATTCAATCCATGATGTCTTTATACGATTCAGATTATGCCTTGAAAATAGCTAAAGATGCTGTGTCTTATATGTCTGAAAAGGCAAAAAAGGTGGAAAAGGTGGAAAAGGTGGAAAAGAATGAAAATGAAGATATTGAAAAGGTGAAGAAAGATGAGTTTATGATGAAGATAGCCACATCTTCCGATGAAGAAATCATGGACATGATCGTAAATGGAGAGATAGAGTACAAATATTTCAAACAAGAACAGGAGGATTAATCATGCAAGACTATATTTCAGATTGGTTTATTCCGATGGATTTCGGTAATGATATGCCGGAAGAAGAACCAAGTGGTGAGGATAATTTCAATTTTGATTGAGTTAATTTGTTAATAATAATAGACATGAAAACATTTTTTGAGTGTAAAATTCGCTACGAAAAAGTAGCAGAAAATGGGATGAGTAAGAAAGTAAGTGAGCAATACCTGGTTGATGCGCTTAGCTTTACTGAGGCGGAAGCACGTATTATATCGGAAATGACACCGTTTATCAGTGGCGAGTTCACTGTTTCGGACATTAAACGCTCCAACTACAGCGAACTGTTTCCCTCTGAGGAAGATGCAGCCGATCGCTGGTTTAAATGCAAGCTGTATTACATCACGCTGGACGAAAAGAGCGGAGCGGAAAAAAAGACATCATGCTATATGCTTGTTCAGGCAGCCGATTTGAGAGATGCTGTAAAGAAACTGGACGAAGGAATGAAAGGTACAATGGCAGACTATGTGATTTCATCCATAGCCGAAACCGCCATTATGGATGTATATCCGTATGAAGTGGAAAATGATTCCTGTTTATCGGAATACCCAAGTGGACACAAGACGGAAGCTGTCATAGGCGGAAAGAGCGTCATTGTAGACAAAACGGGAAATTCAACTGTAGTTTTACCTAGCTAAATTTAATATGGTATTTATAGTCAATTAAACACCATTTAACAAAATTAGTTATGTTGTAATTTGATTTATAGTTATATTTGCAATATGAAACGAGCATATAAATATAGACTTAATCCTACTCCTGAGCAGATTGTTTTCTTCAACAAATCTTTCGGGTGTTGTAGGTTTGTATATAACTATGGCATTAGAACGAATTTACACTATTATATAGAAGTACATAATACTGGCTAATATGCAATTAGTTTATAAATTTGACATCAACCATTCCGACAGGCTTTGCGCTATCTGCCGTATTACGAACAACCTGTACAACCAGGCGTTGTATATTGTCCGTAACGAGTTGAAGGATAACGACAGGTGGCTGTTCTATCCCGACTTGGACAGGATAATGAAAAATGTCACCAACCTTGAAGGTACGATAAATTACAGGCTTGTGAAATCACACGTAGCCCAACAGACATTGCGCGTGCTTGACAAGGCAATGAAGGGATATGTCAAGGCTGTAAAGGATTGGTCTAAGAATCCGGGGAAGTATAACGGTAAGCCCGAACTGCCATGCTATCACAAACGTGGAGGGATGAGCAATGCGATATATACCAACCAGTCGTGCAAGATACATGACGGGTATATAATACTTGACCGTGACTTGAAAATACCCGTTCCGCAATGGGAGAAATACAAGGACAGAATCGAACGGTTCAAACAGGTTAGGATAATTCCAAAGCGTACATACATGACCGTGGAGGTTGTATATGATTGTGACTGTTCGGATAATGTCGGTACTGGTATGGCTTCAATAGACTTGGGTGTGAACAACCTTGCCACGCTGGTGTGCGGATGTAATGCGCTATTGTTTTCCGGCAAGGTTATCAAGTCATATAACAGATGGTTTAACAAAAAATTATCCATGCTGCAATCCATAAAGGACAGGCAGGGGATAGAGAAACTGACAAACAGGATGAGAAAGATGTATGATAAACGTGAACGGTTTATGAATGATGCGATGCACAAGACAAGCAGGCGTATTGTTGATTATCTTGTATCACACCATATAGGCACTCTTGCTGTAGGCTACAACAAAGGATGGAAGCAATCCGTCAATATGGGCGGGGTAAACAATCAGAAGTTTACATTCATCCCTTTTGCGAGGTTGAGAAGCTGCCTTAGATACAAGTGTGAACTTGCAGGTATCAGCTATGTCGAACATGAGGAAAGCTACACGAGCAAATGTGACGCTCTGTCTATGGAGGATATATGCAAGCATGAGAGTTATCTCGGCAAGCGTGTCAAGCGAGGACTGTTCAAGTCGGCAGTTGGGAAGGTTATCAATGCTGATGTCAACGGTGCGCTTAATATCGGTAGAAAAGTATTCGGTGATTCATTTATGATAACTGATAGTGGGCGTTGGTATCGCCCCGAACGAATTAACGTTTTAAAATGTGTGTAAAAATTAACATTAATGCCATGTCAAACGAACAACAAAACAAAGTTCTCCATCATTGGAGAACTGGAAGTCAATCTGATTATGTGGGAGTAGAAATACTCCCTAACGGTCAGTCCATTATTGCTACAATATCCCATATCGTATGGGATGAGAATGCAAAGGTACAAGGTAGTAAGAAACCATCATGGATTGCTTACTTTAAAGAAACAAACCTTGTTCCTAAACCTATGCTATTGAACAGTACGAACCGCAAACGTCTTACCAAGTTGGCACAAACTGATTATCCTGAAACCATCCGTGATTTTCGTGTCATATTATGCAAGGAACTGACACGTGACCCAAGCGATGGAGGAAAGGTCTACGGATTGCGTATAGGGCGTGATGTTCCGCCACCACCACAGAAAGAGAAGATGACAGTCAACTCTGATAAATTCAAGGCTGCATTGGAAGCATTGAAAAGTGGGAAATGCGACATTGGATACATCACGGCAAGCTATGATGTGGATGCGGAAGCTATGAAATTGTTTAACGAAGCAGTTAAAAAATAATGGAAGCAGAAGAAAAAGAAAAATTATGGCTTATGAAGAGGTGTGGTAAAATCACCTCTTCCGCCATTGGAAAACTTATGGTTTCCGGGAGAAGGGAAATGACACCTTCCGAACTAGAGGTTGCAAAAAAACAGGGCGTAAAGAGAAAGACAGTTGATGTTCCTTTCGGAGATACAGCTATCTCTTATCTTTATCAGGTTGCAAGGGAGAGAAGGTTAAACAAACCATGCCGACATATATCCACTTCTGATATGGAGTGGGGAAAGGATCATGAAAAAGACGCTATCGAGTGTTTTAACCATAACACGTTCTCCAGACTAATGTCCTGTGCGGATGATTTTGACGAAATTGTTTTTGTCGATAATATCTATGATGGATATGGCGATTCTCCCGATGGGTATGGATTTGATGTCAATGGTAAATTATCTTATATAGCCGAAGTGAAATGCTTTACTTCTGAAAGTAAAATTGAATATTTGAGAGAAGCAACAAAAGAACAGGCGATAGAGGAATACTATTGGCAGCTAATGTCTCATTTCCTTTCCCATCCCGATGTGGATAAAATGTATTATATCGTATATGACGGTAAATCTGATGATGATCCATTTGATTTACGCCCAGTTAATGATCCGTCAAGGCTTTTGTATTGGGAACTTGACAGAAGCGATTATAAAGATGATATAGACAGGATGGAGGATAAGTTACAAATGGCTCTATCTTATCTTTCATTCAACGAACGGGATACGAAAAAATACCCAATAAGCAAAATAAATGACTTTGTTGGTGTTTCAAATATGTAACAGGTAATTGCAGAGTTTACACAAAAATAAGATAATTTATTGAACACGTTGATTATAAGGCATTAGCCCAAAAAGTAGAATGCCAAAATGATATAGGTTATTCAAGAAGAATTATTGTCTAAATTGCCATGACTACATTAATCAAGCACAACAAACCTAATCGTGGGGATGAAATAATCATCCCCTATCTTGCCATAGAAAACAATATCAACTTTATCATGCTCAATGGAGGTGTAGGTGACGTTGAACTTATGGACGGAACGAAATGTAAGTCAATAAGCTGCACTCCTATCAAATTTGATGATGCAGGAGATGATATATATCGTATATATGGCATAGGAAAAGAAGCATGGAAAATGGCATGGCTGAAAAGAGTACATGCCATGAGTGATGAAATTGTAAAACTAAAGTTAGATTTCAATGCCAGCAATTAGCGAATTATGGATAGATTATCCAATATCTTACCGTGACGAAAAAGGAAGGTTCGTAAAAGGCCATAATTATGGATTCAAGAAAGGAAGGAAAGTATCGGATGAGGAACGTGAAAAGAAAAGAGTTATTATGAAGGAACTCATAAAGAAACGAAAGGAAAACGGTTCTTATCTCGGCCATAGAAACAATACAAGGGCTGTCATTGCGATAGAGGATGGCACGAACAGATTCCTATGCTTTGAAGCCTGTTGTGACTGTGAGAGGAAATTAGGTATGCCACAACGCTCATGCAGTTCTTTCTGTAAGGGGAAAAACGGGCATAGATGGAGAAACTTTAAATTGTTTTACGAAGATGAATACGGATTACGTTGACGAATTTGGAAACTACGACAGGAAGCTGATCAAACTAAATAGTGATACTGTCATTTTGCTGCATATATTTAAGAAAAAACCAAACCATCACTTCGAGGATTGGATGGTTCTTCAAGACAATGAGGAATACTTCAAAAAGGAATGTGTTCCTGATTACGAAGATGCCGCCAGGCAGTTTGTCAAGCAGTTTGAAGGAGAAGAGTGTATGGCTTTTGTGATTGCATTGAAAAACGAACTTGAAAGAATGATACAAGAAGATGAGTACAAACGAAATAAAGCTAAGGGATTACCAAGAGGTGGGGATAACCCGTCTGAGAAATGCCCTGACTAATCATAAACACGTCATATTCTCAGCCTGTGTAAGTTACGGCAAAACGGTCATAATGAGTTTTATGGCTAAAGGTGCTGTCGAAAAGGGGAATAAGGTGCTTATCGTATCCCACAGATCTGAACTTATGGCACAGACAGGGGGAACGTTGGAAAGAGTTGGCATACAGGCTGAATACATCTCTCCTAAGCACAGGAACATACCTAAAGGTCTAGTAGTATCAGCAATGGCTCAAACTCTCCGTAGAAGGATTGAAAAGCCCGAATGGGTTGAATGGGTTAAGAGTGTATCTCTCTGCCTAATAGACGAAGGGCACACCTCTGATGCGGACTTTCTCTTTGAATCTGGTTTGCTTGATGACAAGTATGTAGTAGGTCTTACAGGAACTCCGATGAGAAGTGGGAACCAAAGGCAGCTTGGCATGAACTATGAAGAGATTGTAGAAACTGCCCAGATACAGGATATGATGGACCGGGGAAACATAACCAGGTTGAGAACGTTTACGGTTGATGCACCCGACTTGTCTAAGGTTAATACCGATTATCGTACAGGTGACTTCGATAGCAGGCAGATGGGAGCAGTGTTCAACAAGTCCGTACAGTACAAGGGGGTGATTGAAAACTATATGCGTATCTGTCCGATGAAAAAAGCAATCTGTTTTGATGCCACACAGGCAAATGCGATAAGGATGTGCGCTGAATTTAATGAAGCTGGCATTCCTGCAAAATTCCTCATATCAGGCATAGACAAGAACAAACCTGATGAGTTGGAGTTATATGAAAAATACAAGCATCTTACAGGAAACAGGGAAAAGCTTATCAAGGATTTCCATGACGATAAATTTACCGTTATATGCAACAGTGGCATATTGTCTACGGGATACGATGAAACAAGTATAGAGGTTTGCATATTAAACCGTGCTACACAATCCGTTCAGTTCTATATCCAGGCAACTGGCAGGGCTATACGACTTCACCCAAATAAAACGGAAGCATTTCTCCTGGACTTCGGTGGTAACATATCACGGCTCGGCAAGTTTGAGAAAGAACGTAAATGGGCTTTATGGCATAACAAGGGGAAATGTGAAGGAATACAAGGAGTGAAAGAGTGTAAACAGTGTGGTAAATATATTGCCATAACCGCTTCGGAATGCCCTTTCTGCGGATATGTATATCCAACCGAAAAGGAAATAAGAATCGCGGAACTGCAAGAACTGGTAGGAGATTTAAAGTTCGAGCAAATGACACCTACGCAATTTTTCCAGTATGCGGAACTTAAAGGATACAATACTTACTGGGCGATACGGCAGTTATATATCAGAAATACGGAATCTGATTTTCGTAAAGCCATGAAAGAATGCGGATATTCCGGCAAGTTTATATGGGGGTATATTAAAAGAAACAAAAAATAACATTATGAAAAACAACATTAATCCTTGGGAAGTGTTTGATGAGATTGAATGTTCCCATAATCCTGAATATATTGTTTGCGTATCACATCTTAGACATTACACGAATATTTTTGGCATAGACAAAAGGCTTATAGATTTTCTTGGAATGGAAAAGAATACAATCTTAGATATTGAAACATTTTGTTTTGGCGGAATGGACGTTTTCGGGATAAAAGAAAATTATGTTTCCGTAATAGAAGATTGTAAAAGACAAAGAGAAGCAAAGGAAGAAGCCTTGGAGAAAAACAGGAAATTGATAGCCATGCTAAAATTAAAACGTGAAAATATGTGCGGCATAGGTACAAGAAAGGTAAAATTAATGCTTAATAAAAAGATAAAACAAGGAGATTTTACGGCTAAAATTTACCGTGTTGCATTGGAGATACAAGATTACAACATAAAGGCTAAAGACGCTCCATTCCCCTACTCGGAAAAGATGTACGCAAAGAAAGAAGATTTGATTGACAAACTTATCGAAATATATAACGAAAGTAAGTTATCTTTTGGGTGTTCAGAGGATAAGGGAAAAAGAGTTTCTTTTATTGTGTATTTTGATCTTCCTTTAGGGAATCAAATCTCTTTTCACTCTACAGTAAAAAGGAATATTCCTGTATATGAAAAAGAGTGGGATGGATTGGTAAACAGTACATTGGACAAGTTAGAAAAAGAAATAAAACAATATTTAAACGGCATTAAGGAACAAATAAACACCATTACAAAAATTTAACACATAATATTTTCTAATATCGTTATATAGTATTACATTTGCACCATACAGGGATAGGAACGGAGTAGCTACCTTCCGACAAGCCGAAGTCAGTACGGCTTCCCTGTTCTCCTTTTTACTGGCAAAACATAATACTGGCTAATATGCAATTAGTTTATAAATTCGACATCAATCATTCCGACAGGCTTTGCGCTATCTGCCGTGTTACGAACAACCTGTACAACCAGGCGTTGTATATTGTCCGTAACGAGTTGAAGGATAACGACAGGTGGCTGTTCTATCCCGACTTGGACAGGATAATGAAAAATGTCACCAACCTTGAAGGTACGATAAATTACAGGCTTGTGAAATCACACGTAGCCCAACAGACATTGCGCGTGCTTGACAAGGCAATGAAGGGATATGTCAAGGCTGTAAAGGATTGGTCTAAGAATCCGGGGAAGTATAACGGTAAGCCCGAACTGCCATGCTATCACAAACGTGGAGGGATGAGTAATGCGATATATACCAACCAGTCGTGCAAAATACATGACGGATATATAATACTTGATCGTGACTTGAAAATACCCGTTCCGCAATGGGAGAAGTACAAGGACAGAATCGAACGGTTCAAACAGGTTAGGATAATCCCAAAACGTACATATATGACTGTGGAGGTTGTATATGATTGTGGCTGTTCGGATAATATCGGTACGGGTATGGCTTCGATAGACTTGGGTGTGAACAATCTTGCCACACTGGTGTGCGGATGTAATGCTCTGCTGTTTTCAGGAAAGGTTGTCAAGTCATACAACAGATGGTTTAACAAAACATTGTCCATGCTGCAATCCATAAAGGACAGGCAGGGTATAGAGAAACTGACAAACAGGATGAGAAAGATGTATGAGAAACGTGAACGGTTTATGAATGATGCGATGCACAAGACAAGCAGGCGTATCGTTGATTATCTTGTATCACACCATATAGGCACTCTTGCTGTAGGCTACAACAAAGGATGGAAGCAATCCGTCAATATGGGCGGGGTAAACAATCAGAAGTTTACATTCATCCCTTTTGCGAGGTTGAGAAGCTGCCTTAGATACAAGTGCGATCTTGCAGGTATCAGCTATATCGAACATGAGGAAAGTTACACTAGCAAATGTGACGCTCTATCTATGGAGGATATATGCAAGCATGATAGTTATCTCGGTAAGCGTGTCAAGCGAGGACTGTTCAAGTCGGCAGTTGGAAAGGTTATCAATGCCGATGTGAACGGTGCGCTTAATATCGGTAGAAAAGTATTCGGTGATTCTTTCATGATAGCCGATAGCGGGCGTTGGTATCGCCCCGAACGAATTAACGTTCTAAAATGTGTGTAAAAATGTACATTAATGCCATCCCATTTCGTGATACCTTTATCAAATACAATTTTTTTTATCATGGCTGAGGAAAAACGGTCTGCGGAAGAAAAGAAAATGCAGAAAGATATAGTAGTTAGTTACAGGAACGAGAAGGAAGGTAAAGGATGCAGGGGATTGCTTGTAGCATTCTTTTCCGAACTTCTCCATCCTGCTGTAAGTGGTAACAAGTCGGCTGAGTTCCGTGCTCTAGGGGCAAAGAAAAGTATGCCTGACCTTGCTTATATACATGACGGTAAGATATATGGCATAGAACTTAAAATGCCTGACAGTAACCATGACCGTAATCATATAATAGAACAGGCTGATGTGATGGCTACATATTTCTTTAGAGGATATTTCGTATGGTCTAAGGAAATGTTGTGGAATATACTTGACGCTATCGAGCGTGGTCAGCCTATAATGTCGAATACATTGCAGGTTAAAGATTACTGTTTACGTAACAGCACTACAAAAGTAAGTTTTGAAAAAATAATTAAAGAACTGTTTTAATGAAAGTTATATATAATAAAATCATCCCATTCAAGGGGTACAAGTGTATAAATTTGTTTGGGGTTATTTTTGTAAGAAAAGGATGTACGATGCGTGAAAGAGATTACAATCACGAAGCGATTCATACAAAACAAATGAAAGAGCTTTTGTATGTTCCGTTTTACATTTTGTATATTTTGGAATGGCTGTACAGGCTTACACAAAAAGGTAATGCGTATAAGAATATATCGTTTGAGAAGGAAGCCTATGATAACGAGAACGACATGGATTACCTTGATAAAAGAGAACATTTTTCTTGGATTGAATACATTTAAATTTGACATTTATGAATAAAATAGTTTTTGATAGAAAAGTTTTATATTCAACGTTAAACTCAGCCAAAGCCTGCCTTTCCGATACAGGCTTGACGATATTGAAATGTTTCCGTTTTAAATATGTATCATCAGAAAATTCAATAGAGGTTACTTCATACAATAACCTTAATGAGATGCGTTTGATTATTCCAGTTGTTGATTCAGACTGCAATGACGGGCAGGAGTTTGCAGTAGACGGAATAAGACTTGTAAAGTTACTCAAAACAGTAAGGGATTCCATTGTTTCTGTAAAGATATATGATGAAGAAGTTATATTTTCTTACAATGGAAGTGAAGCATCTTTCTTTGCGGAAGATGTAGAATCTTATCCTGATATTAAAATGGGTAAGCGTGGTACCGGGATAAGGGTCAACGTGAACAGGAATGATCTGTATAGAGCATTAAAAAGGAACATAGGATTTAATGATATCAGTGACGTTGTGACCAGCCTTAGTGGAGTGGGGATAAATTTTATTTGTTCCAATAATTGCATTGATATATGTTCGTCCGATAAGATTGTATTTGTCAGAGATGTTATAGAATGTCAGCCGGATATATCAAAGGACTTGTGCATAAATGTAATGCCTACATCGGTAAAGGAAGCGTTATCTTTTCTTGAAATGTTGTCAGAAGAAAATGTAACTGTTTCTGTATCTGATGATGATAGGGTGATGTCTATATCTTATGGGGATTTCGGTTCTGTCTTTAATTGTACGCTGATGGAGGTTAAGTTTGTAAACTACACACCATTGGTAAACAATATAAAATCAAACTTTAATTACTTTATTAAAGCAAGAACTAGCGACTTGATAGATTCCCTTTCAAGAATAAAGGTAATGTCAGATGTGTATAATATATCACATTTTGTTTGCAGGGAGGGAGATAATAAAATGGATATAACATACACAAATGATGCAGGGTATAAAATATCGGAAAATGTCGGAATTGAAGGATATTGTCAAGGGCGTTTGGATTGCAATCTGAATATTGAAAAGATGATTAACGCATTGAAAGTGTTCCCTGGGGATTATGTCACATTGGCATATACCAATCCTGAGAATAATGCTCCTATATGTATCATTAATGAAGAGGGTAATTATAAATTAATGGGCGTAGTAAACATTTTTAAGAGTTGATAACTATTGTTTAACATATCGAATATACCGTTTTATTATTTTTGCAACAAAAATATATAACTCATGGAAAACGAAGAAAGAACAATTCAGATTCTCGCTGAAACAATAGATAGGTTAAACAAGACGATAGAATCACAGAACAGGTTGATTGAGGATTTAAAAAACAGACTTGAAACAATTCAGAACGAATATAGCCCTTCAATTATGACTGTAGGAGTATTGATAGAAAAGTTGAATAATACAAAGACAAGAAGCGGAAAGGTAAGATTTGAAGCATTATCCAAACATATAATGCCATATCTTACCAATCAGCTTTATGACGAGTATGATTTTAATGATGCCATTCCTACGTTCAAGGAAGTCCCGTCCGTTGAAAAGCCTGTCAATCGTGACATGATAGATGATATGATCAATGTTATAAAATCAAAGAGAAAGATAAGCGAATCATCCCAAAAGGCATATCTTTTAATGCTTAAAAGAATATTGTCCGAATCAAAAGAGATGAGCAAATATATCAATGATTATATTATCTCACTGAACGTAAAATCTCCTTCAAATATATCTCTTACGGATGAAGAAATAGAATTATTCTGGAATGTCGAGCCGTTTAACGTTACAGAAAAAATTGTAAAGAAATTATTTCTGATTCAATGCTATACTGCCATGAGATATTCCGATATTTTCAGATTGAAAGATTCTATGATGGAGGGAAATGTTATTTCGTATATATCAAAAAAGACAGGTAAGAACGTTGAGGTTCCCGTACCTTCCAAGATTATAGAAATGATAAAAGAGGTTAGATCGTTCGATAAATACAACATAGAATCTTCCTTAAAGACTACTATGAATGAAGTTCTACCAACTCTTGGATGTAGAGCAGGTATAAACAAGCAGGTATTTGTAAGACGGGCAAATGTACTTATGAAAGGGCCGAAGTACCAGTTCATCAAAACACATACAGGACGTAGAACAGCTATTACCAGATGGGCTAATATGGGAATACCAGAAGGAGAACTGAAATCTATGGCTGGTCATTCTGATATAAGAACTACGAACAGATATATTACTGCAAGCGTATCAAATAAAACAAAAAATATTTTAACGGATGGAAATATTGGAGAATGTGCTGTCGATTGAAAAAACGAAACACCTGCAAGAACTTGGAGTGAATACAGGTAACGCATCAATGACTTGGATGTTATATCCTTATGAGGAAGGCAAACAACCACAATTATCTTTACGAGAGTGGAGAACTTTCAAGGAACCGTTCAGAAAAGAACATTGTATTCCTGCATTTACTTTGCTTGACATCCTGGAACTGTTACCAAAAGAGATAGAAACAGGAACGGATACTTATTGGATTACAATGTATTTTAGTGACAATTGTTGGCATATTTGTTATTCTATGTCGGACGAATTTGATTATTATCAAGAATTTTTATCTTACTCATTAATAGATGCAGCTTATGAAATGCTATGTTGGTGCGTTGAGGAAAGATTAATACCATAAAGATAAAACGGAATTAATTCAAAACGACTTGGGTTTGAGCCTTATGTGAGCGTAAATCGTAATACAGGTGCTCTTATAAAAAAGGAGGATATGAATTTACTCGAAGAATGCGTGAGGCGTAGAATTATTGAAATATCAAAATAACGAAAAATAAACAATATCATGGAACAGAAAATAAAGGCTTATAAAACATTTGATAAGGATTTATCTTGTAGAGGGTTTAAGTATGAAGTAGGTAAGGAGTATGAAGAAACAGGTTACATAAAGGTATGCGAGAAAGGTTTTCATGCATGTCCTTATCCTCTGGATGTTTTTGGTTACTATCCGCCGGCTGGGGCAAGGTTTTGTGAGGTTGAGCAGAGTGGTAAAATAGACGATTCAGAAAGTAACAAGGTTTGTTCTTCAAAAATTAGAATAGGTGCTGAGCTTGATATAAGGGGGCTTGTGAAAGCAGCTGTATCTTATGTCAAGGAACGGTGTACTAACGAGTGTAATGCGGAACCGGGAAAACCTGCCACGGCTGGTAATTATGGTGCTGCCACGGCTGGTGATAATGGTGCTGCCAC